CAACATTCTCTAAGGTCGAACTTACTACCAAGAAGATTCGTCTTGATTGGGAAGTAACAGCAGAATCATTGGAAGATGGTGTAGAAGGTGACGCTCTAGAAGATCACTTGGTACGCTTGATGACAAACGCATTCGCAAATGATATCGAAGATCTCGCTATCAATGGTGATGGTGAAACAGGAGCATTCTTGTCAATCATGCCAGGCTTTATCAACAAGGTAAAGGAAAATGGAGATGCACATGAGTCAGTTGTAACCGTAGCAGATAATGCTTGGACACCTGATGTAATGCAGGGCATCATCAATGCAATGCCACGTAAGTACCGTGCACTTAAGAACAATCTTAAGTTCTACGCAGGTACAGATGCATTCGGTGGAATCGTTAAGAACAACGGTACACTTGCTGATGCAGTTGCAGAAGCATTCGCAGGCCAGATGCCAGGATCAACCCAGGCAAACCGCCAGTCATACCTTGATGGTATCGGACAGACATTCGGTGGAGCACGTACAACTCGTGTTCTCGGAATCGAAGTTCAGGAAGTTCCTTACTACCCAGCAGGCTATATCGACTTGACATTCCCTGCAAACCGTGTATGGGGATTCCAGCGTGATATCACTGTAAACCGTGAATACGTAGCAAAGAAGGACACAATTGAATACACAGTATTCGTCCGCTTTGGTATTCAGTGGGAAGAAGAGGATGCAATTGCATTCGCTGACGCTGCATCAGATGCATAATCTGTAAACAGTACCTTTAATGGGGGGCGGGAGTTCACTCTCCTGTCCCCCTTAATACTTTAATGATATAATACAAACAAGGAGGATACAATGGAAAATAACAATAACGTTTCAGAAGTAAAAGATGAAAAGACTTCTGTCGGATACTGGTCAACTCCAGAGCAAGTTGCTGAAGCAGCAGCCAAAGTTGAAACAGTTGAAGAAGCACCAGTCGTAGAGGCTCCAGTTGTCGAAGCACCAGTAGAGGTTAAAGAAGCCCCTGCTGTAGTTGTAGAGGCTCCAGCAGCAGAAGAGCCAGTTCAGTCCCTAGGATTTACAAAGACAGGGGCTATTGGATCAATGGCAGCAGATGGACCAAAGAAGACAATCAAGCCAGAAGCAGAACTTTCAGACAAGGTGGCAATTCACTCAACAAAGAGTGTTCGCTGGGAAGAAGTTGGTTCAATTTCTAAGGGTTACAATATCGTAACAAAGGCACAAGCAGACAAGTGGCTTACACGCTCACATGTCCGTACCGCTACACCAGAAGAAGTCCAGAAGGCTTTCGGATAATTATGGAAATATTGAGAGTTTCGCCATATGCAGATGTACCTGCTAATTTTGTAGTTCCTGCGGGAATTACAAATAAAGATATATCTGTCACCATAACGGATATGGCGGACCTTTCAATCTCAGAGTTAAACTTCCCAGATGCATCATCTGGAGACTTACTAGAAATTTCATTGTCAGGAAAGTACGACTCCTCTTATAGAGTAGAAGTTGTATCAGATCTTGGCGGGGAAGATGAAGAAATTTTACAGGATGAAACATACGAGATAGTCAGACCGTATGTTGATCCATCAACCAAAGGAACAACTGCATCAGACATATCTGCATATGCAATAAATGAAGAAATTGCAAGAGCGGTTATCGATTCAGTAATTCCAGAAGGATTTTATTACAAGAAAAAGGTTTTGAGTTTTACAGGAACTGGATCAGACTACTTGCCTATCTGGGATGATGTAAAGAAAGTCTTAAGTGTTTATGAAAATAATAAGTTAGTAACAGATAGACAGTTTGAAGTAACTCCAGACAAGACAGCAATTGTTGAAAAGTCTACAGACAATATCAATCGTGCAGAGTCTGCTCCGCTAGTTCTTCCTGCAGCATCTTCAGACTCTCTTGATCCTCAGTTTGTTTATAGAGGATTTGGCAAGACTTGGGACTATGCAATAACTGTAGAACATGGGTATACAAATGTTCCATCAGACATTACAAGAGCAGCAGAGATGCTTATCCATGATATCGAATGTGGAAAGTTAGACTACTATAAGAGATTTATTTCTTCTTACAATACAGATCAGTATAGAATTCAGTTTGACAAGGGTCTTTTCGAAGGAACGGGAAACATAATTGTAGACAAAATACTTTCAAAGTATGCTAAGTCTATTACAAAAATTGGGGTTCTATAATGACAGTGTGTGAAACCCCAGACTTCATGTACCCGCTTCAAGCATCTGTATATCATCCAATAGTTGAGCAGGGTGACTTTGGCGCAATTAAAAAGCAGTGGGTCCTAGACAGAGTGTTTGCTTGTACATTTTCTTCAGGCGGATCTGCATTTAAAGAAGAAGTAAAGCCAAACGTAAATATAACACAGAACTCAGTCCTAGTTGGCAGAACAAAGTCAGACCTTAGAATCTCTTCTCGTGATAACAAAAATTCCCTAACAAACATATTAATAACAGACATTAGAGACCAAGAGGGAAACCTTGTTTATATGGAAACATCTGGTCCAAGATCTGGCAAGGGTACCCTATTTGAAATAGCCACGTATGAGCCTTTCGTAGGCCCTTTCGGGACAGTTGAGTCATACAAGGTAGTAATTAGACGCTCAGAGAATCAAACAGGTGACGTATGAGAGCGGTCTTTAATTCTAACCAGTTCAAAAAAGAGATGAATAATATTGTTAACTACTCTATTGGATTTTTAGACGGGGTACAAAGAGGAAAAACAGTATTTTTGAAAACACTAGGAATGGAAACTGTAGAGTTGATGAAACAATTTATTGACTCTAATGCAAGAGTTAATCCAGAAATGCTTCATCACATATACGAGTGGAATCAAACAGGAAGCCCAAGCGCTAGATTGTATGATATTTCATATACAACTAGCAACCTAGGGCTGTCATTTAAGTCTTCATTTAGCCAATCAGTATCAATCAAGAACGGATCTAGAACTCCGTTTTATGATAAGGCAAGAATAATGGAAGAAGGCATTCCAGTCACCATCAGACCAAAGGCTGCACAGGTTTTGGCATTTGAAGAAAATGGAGAAATGGTTTTTACTAGAAATGAAGTGCGTGTAGACAACCCTGGAGGAACAGAAGTTCAGGGTGGTTTTGAAAAGGTATTTGATATGTTCTTTAATAGATACTTTTCTCAAGCATTCTTAAGATCAAGCGGTATTGCACAATATCTTGAGAATCCGCAACTGTATAAGAAAAATATTCAAGCAGGTAAAAAGATGGGCAGATCTAAGGGTGTATCTACTGGCTATCGCTGGATTGCCAACGCAGGAGTTGATGCATAATGGCTACCATACATCATCCGCCTACAATCATTAATGCATACTTGCAGCAAAAACTAGGCCCAGACTTTGGTGCTATTCCAATGTTTCCAACAGTGCCTACAGATATGGCAGGCTTGGCTCAAGAATTTACTATAAATGACCTAACAGAAGGAACTATATTTTCTTTTAATGGTAATGCTGCAATATATGACAGAATGTTTAAAATGAGAAGAATGCCATTCCCTCATATTAAATGTGAGCAGTTGCTTTACTATTTTAATGCTTTAGAAGAAAATGCTGTTCCCAATTTGATCAGAATAACTCAAAGAGTTCAAGACCTGCTAGATCGTGGAGATGAGTCAGCACAAGAGTTAAATGAGTGGGCATCAGCAAACCAGGGTGCTTGGCCAGAATCTAAGCCAGTATTCTTTCATAATTTTAAGATCTACCAACTAGAAGAGACCAGAGATATCGTAGACTTTGGTACAGCCCGTACGTATGCGGGGAATAAGATAATTATAGACTACGACTGGCACCCAGTAAACCCTTAATAAAAGGTGTTATAATTAAGGTGAGGAAACAACCCCCTTTTAATAAAATGAAAGAGGTGAAATATATGGCATACAGCCGTGGTTCAAGTAGCAATATCATCGTAGGTGCAGCAGCACTCTTTACGCATGACGCAGGTCCAATCGGATACGATTCAGTAACTAACAAGATAACTGATCTTCAAGCATCATCAGATCTTCCAGTATTTACTGCATCAGCAACATCATACAAAGACACTTTGTCAGAGAATGATGAATACACAAACATCGGTTACACATCAAATGGTTTGGAACTCGCATTCCAGCCAGACTTTGGTGATGTAGCAGTAGACCAACTTCTCGACGTTGCTCGTCTTTTCAAGCAAGGTATGACAGTTAATCTAAATACATCTTTCGCAGAGGCAACACTAGAAAACCTTCTAGTAGCAATTGCAGGAAGTGACACAGATCTTACTTCAGCATCAGGAGTCTCAACACTCAAGATGTCTGCAGGTGACATTGGCGACGTTCCACTAGAGCGTGGTCTTGTAGCAGTAGGACCAGGTTCTGGTTCTTCTCTAGATCCAAAGGAAAGAATCTATGTTGCATACCGTGCACTCTCAATCGAGAATGTAACAGTATCAGCAAAGCGTGATGAAGCAACAATGTTTGAAGTTTCATTCCGTCTCCTTCCAAATGATAATGCGTCTTACGGTAAGATCGTAGACCGCTCACTATCAGCATAATACAACTTAATATATGAGAGGCTCAATCCTTCGGGGTTGGGCCTTTCTGTTTGGTATACTTGTATAATGGCAACAAAAGTATACGATACCAAAAAAATATCATTAGTCGATGACAGGATTATTACTGTTTCGCCATTAAAAATAAAATACCTTAGAGAATTCTTAGAAAACTTTGAGACAATCAAAGATGCAAAAACAGATGATGAATCAATTGCTGTTCTTGCACAGTGTGCTCTTATATCAATGCAACAGTATTGCCCGTCTATAAAAACCATAGAAGAACTAGAAGACAACCTAGACTTGCCAACAATCTATGAAATAATTGATGTTGCAGCAGGTATTAAAATTAATGAGAAGTCAGAGGATACAGTAAAAAATCAGGCAGTAGATAGCGGATCCACGTGGGACACATTAGACTTAGCAAAACTAGAGTCTGAGGTTTTCTTGCTTGGAATATGGAAAGACTATCATGAACTAGAGTCATCTTTGTCTATGCAAGAACTAACTGCAACTCTTCAAATAAAAAGAGAACTAGATTATTCAGATAAGAAGTTTGCTGCCTCTATGCAGGGTGTAGATCTAGATAAGAATTCTGGAAGCGGTAACGAATGGGAAGATATGAAGGCTAGAGTTTTTAGCAAAGGTGCAACAACTAATGGAAATGATATTCTAGCCTTACAAGGAATGAATGCTGAAAGGGCTGGTTTTGGTATAGGAATGGGGCTTGACTATGAAACTTATTAATAGCAAAAAATAAGCCTCTCCTATGGTATAATTGACTAAACCTTATAAGGAGGAATAAATGGCAACTGCCACTGAAGAAAAGACAGTAACACTAATTGACGGCACAAAGGTCAAGGTCCGACCACTAAAGATCTCGCTACTTCGTCCATTTATGAAGAAGTTTGAGGATATCGCAAAGGTCGCAGACGATAACGAAAAGTCTATGGATCTACTTATGGACTGTGTACAAATCGCAATGCAACAATACAAGCCAGAATTGGCAGAAGACAAGGAATCTCTAGAAGAAAATCTGGATCTTCCAACAGTGTACAAGATCGTCGAAGAGGCATCAGGAATTAAACTTTCTGACGCATCATTACTCGGCAATCTTGGAAATAACTAAATAAAGAGGTGTTAATGGATGGCTGATGTTGAATCCAATATTCATGTAAATATTGATACGTCTGATGCTTTAGCAAGTCTAAAACTTCTGCAACGTCAAATATCAGCCTTCCATACACAAATGGCAAAGTCTGGTACCGCAGCCTCAGCGGTAGCAGCAAATCAAGCCCAAAACTTGATGAACAGCATAAATGCTACTGGACAATTCCAGGCGTCTATGCGACAGGTAACAACAAGCACAGAGCATTTTACAAATGCGTTAGAGCGCAATAAACTAACATCTAGAGAATACTTCAGATACACAGGCGCAGCAACCAAAACATTCGGCAGACTCTTTAAGTCAGAATTTGAAACAATAAACAAGGTAGCACGAGAGCGTGTAAAGGATGTTCAGACCCAATATATTAAAATGGGGCGTGGTGCAAATGGGGCACTACAGTCAATTGCTGTAAGACCTTTAACTCTAGACATGAAGAACCTTGGCACACAGACTGCCATTGCTGCACAAAGACAGCAACTTTTAAATCAACTTTTAAAGCAGGGATCGACAAATCTTCTAAACTTCGGTAAGAATACACAATGGGCTGGTCGCCAGTTGATGGTCGGTTTCACCGTTCCTTTGGCAATGCTTGGAACAACTGCTGCTAAGACATTCATGAAACTTGAAGAGCAGGCAATTCGTTTCAAGCGAGTGTATGGAGAAATGTTTACAACGCAAGAAGAAACCGATGCAATGGTCAAGCAGATACAGACGCTTGCAAGAGAGTATACTAAGTATGGCGTTGCAGTAGAAGATACAATGAAGATGGCTGCGGATGCAGCAGCAATGGGTAAGATGGGTGCAGAACTAACTGCACAGGTTGCACAAGCAACTCGTCTTGCAGTCCTTGGTGGTGTAGAGCAAGCGCAGGCTTTAGAGACAACAATTTCTGTAACCAATGCATTTGGAGTTGCAGCAGAAGATTTAGCAAACAAGATTGACTTTCTTAACGCAGTTGAAAACCAGACTGTAGTATCTATTGAAGACCTAACCATAGCAATTCCAAAGGCTGGACCAGTCGTTCAGCAACTTGGAGGAGACGTAGAAGATTTAGCATTCTTCCTTACAGCAATGAAGGAAGGTGGAATTAATGCATCTGAGGGCGCTAATGCTCTCAAGTCTGGTCTAGCATCACTTATCAATCCATCAGAAAAGGCAAGCAAAATGCTTGCTGGCCTTGGCGTTAATATTAAGGGAATCGTTGAAGCGAACAAGGGAGATATTAAAGGAACTGTTGTTGGTTTTGCACAAGCATTAGATACACTTGATCCTCTTAACCGTGCAAGAGCAATTGAGCAACTATTTGGTAAGTTCCAGTTCTCAAGACTTTCTACATTGTTTCAGAACGTAACAGCCCAGGGTACACAGGCACAAAGAGTGCTAGGCCTTACAAAAGCAACTACAGAAGAACTTGCAATCTTGTCACAGCGAGAAATGGATAAGATTCAGAATACAACAACTTATAAGTTTAAGAAGTCAATGGAAGACCTTAAGGTGGCAATTGCCCCAGTTGGAGAGCAGTTCCTAAAGGCCCTGACTCCTATTGTTGAGTTTGTTGGAAAGATTCTAGATAAGTTTAATAATCTTGGAGATGGAACTAAGAAGTTTATTACCCTGCTAACTGTCGGAGTTGCAGGCGTTGGTCCAGTACTACTTATGACATTTGGTTTGATAGCAAACGCTGCAGCGAATATAATAAAATTATTTGCAGGCATAAAGTCTATGTACAACCGTACTGGCAATACAAGTAGGGTTTTAGGAGAACAAACAAACTATTTAAGTAAAGAACAAATAGAGGCATCAGCAGTTGCAGCATCTCTTGATCAGGTACACCAAAGACTTAGACAAACATTTACATCTGAAGCAGCAGCAGTAAATATGCTTGCAGATGCATACAGAAGAGCAATCGCAGCACAGGTAGGATTTACTGGACCAGTTCGTACACCTGGCAAAATGGGTGGCCCTCCACAAAGCAGAAAGTATTCAAGTGGTATTACAAGTGTTCCTGGAACAGGCAACAAAGATACCATTCCAGCAATGCTTACTCCTGGAGAAGCAGTTATCCCAGCAGGTCCTGCACAGGATCCAGCAAACAGACCAATAATTGCACGAATGGTTGCAGGACAGAAGGTTCAAAAGTTTAGTGTAGGATCAACTGGTGTAACTTTTGATGGTAAAGAATATAACGCAAGAACTGCTCAGAGAGCAACACGGGTAAGAGACTACATAAATAGCCTTGTAAGAAACCCAGATGGCACTCTTACAGACACAACAACAGGAAAAACATTTACAAAAGCAAGACTGGCTGAGGTTCTTAGTTATAGATCTCAAGAAGGCAAATCACTTACTCCAAGCCAAATTAAAAGATCTATTCAAAGAGAGAATATGTCTAATAGGTCCCCACTTGTTAAAAAAATGGTAGACGTATATAATGAAAAAAATGCAGCGGTAATTCTGGAAGAAAAAGAAGCACTCCAAAAAACATTAAAGGATCGTGGTCTGCCACCACTTACTGAAACACAGTTAAAAGATTCTTTTACAACTTCTAAAGCACACCGTGAAAAAGATATTGGACCTGATGGAAAGAAGCGATGGAGAATAGTAAATATTTCGCCAGACCCAGGGTATATCAATAACTACATGAACACTGTCGAGGGTGACCTCGGAAAGAACTTGTTAAACATGACAGACGCTGAACTGGAAAAGCGTGGCATTGATAGAAAAGAACTCAGAGGCCTTATGCAGGGTAAGCATCCAGTAACTGCAGAAGCAGCAAGAACATTTAGAAATATAGCAAGATACGATATAGAACTAGACAAAACTAGATCAGTTAAAAAAGATAAGATATACCAAGCGCATCTAGTTGATGCTGGCTTAGAGTGGAGAGCAGCAAAGGGTATAGGTGCTTTTGGCGAAGGAGGTCTAAAGTCTCTTGCAGATATTTTCCCAAAGGATAAGGGAGTAATTCTTGAAAGAGTTGCAGAGGATGATCCATCAAAAAGGTTTGGAACTTCAGATCAACGAAAGTTAAAGGAAACTGCAGACCTCGCTTCACAAACAAAATCTGGCAAGTTGCCAGCGACTAATTTTGGTAAACTTATTGCACCAACAACTGGATATAGTTTTGATGTTCCAGGAGTAGGCGGACTGTACGATGGTCCAAATGGTAAAGTCTTTGTAAAGCCAATGATGACTGAACTGGATGCTCTAGCAGAAAAAAGAGCAACTGACTTTGCAAGAGAAGTCCACGGCCTTAATACACCAGAACAAAAAATCAGCACAATAATAGATCCTTCAGATCCAGAAAGAAAGAGAAAAATTATTGTATTAGAGTCTAAGTATGATACCAAATTTGACGAAAAGAAAATGCCAAAGACATTTACTAGAGACCAATACTTTAGACAACTTGTTGCATCAGGACTCCGTGGGGATAAAGATCTTAAGATTGGAAATCTTGGAGGAAATGTATTAGCAGATGTTGGAACTGCAGGTGTGTTTGATAGGGCTACATCTACTAGAAAGGCTGGCTTGCGTACGCTTTCAACAAATATGCCATCAATCTATGAAATGGCAGAGAGAAACCTCCAGGGAGTTCCTGGAACACAAGCAAAGAATTCTCCAAACTGGTTTGCTAATGAAACTCAAAAGAATATAAATAGTTCAAAGTATACTGCAGATCATTATGATCGTGACATGAAAAAAGAAATTAAAAGGATTCAGGCAAATACAGAAGCATTCGTTGCAAAGATTCCTCTAGATGATCCACTAAGACCAGCATATCTAGATATTTTACGTAGAGTAAATGAAGGTGCACAGGTAAAAGACTGGAGGCCACTATACGACAAGCATCGTTCAATTGCTATAAAGCCTAACGAAGTTGTCATAGACGAAAAGGGTAAAGCAAAAAAGCCAAAGACTCAGCCAAAAGGCAAAAATACAAAGACTAAGAGTCCTAGCGACACTAGAACAGCGCCAAAAGCAAAGACATCACAAGTTCGTAATGTAACTAATATTAGAGGAAGAGCCGATGCTCCTACTATAATTAATCCAGCCTTGGCTGCTCGAATCGAAGAAAGAGCAATCGAAAAACTAGCAAAGAAAAAGGCACTTGCAGAAGCAAATGCAAGACAAAGATATGGAACAGATAAGCCAACTGCATACGAAAAGGCTTTGAGAAGAAAGAATGATAGTAATGCAAAGCAGGGTCTACCACTAGTCGGAGTGCCGAAAGCACCTGTTGCCCCCGTTGACTATGTGACTCCAGAAGTAAGAGAACGTGCAGCAGCACTAAGAGCAGCAAGAGAAGCCAACGCAGCAGAAGCGAGACAGGCTAATGCACGAAAGATGTACGGCACAGAGGCCCCAACTGCTTCTCAGAAATCTATAAGAAAACAAAATGACAAATTGCAAAGACAGGGCAAGCCACTAATTGGATTGACTAAAGAACTTGCAGCACCAGTTTCAGTTTTTTCAAAAGTACTAGACAAAGCAACACAGACCGTTCAAAAAAATACTGTGTCAGCAAAAGTTCTTGAAAGTTTTAAGGCACGTCAGGCAAAGCAGGCTGCAGCAAAAGCAGCAGGAACAGCAAAACCAGGGATGGGCATGGGAGGAGCGCTTGGTCTTGCATCAGGTGCTGCAATGATTGGGTCTATGGCACCAGGAAAAGTTGGTGAAATCTCACAAAAACTTATGATGCCATTGATGGGTCTTTCAATGATTGCTCCAATGTTGAAGAGCCCAGTTGCTTCTGTTGCTCTTGGACTCACAGCAATAGTTGGTTCAATAATCGCATTAAGAATGGCATTTGATAAGGCAGCAAACAAGGTTTTGGAAGAAGGCGAAAAGTTTAAGGGCTCTAACTCTGCAATAAATAACATAGCAAAGTTCAGCGGTAAAGTAACTGCCTCAGAGCAAATGGATCTAAGAAGAAAAAATTCTTTCCAAATGCTTGGACCAGCAACAGGAAAGACAACCTATGGAGAGGCCTTTGTTCAGACAAAAGAAGGAAAAGAATTAACTAAGAGAGTTTCGCAACAGAATGCTGCTGGCAAGGGCAATGTAGCAGCAAAAGATTTAAGTGGACAATTATCGGCAGCAATAATGTCTGGTGCAATGGACATGAACCAGGCAAGAAGTTTGGCAATGAATACTGCAAGAGAAGCAGGAGATATGTCTATAGGTCTTAAGGTAATTGCCCAGATGGAAGAAATGCTTGGTCCAAATGGAGAAAGACTTGATAAAGAGCCATTGAAGGTTAGAATGGATATGGTTGCTGCAAATGCTAAGAATATGCAAAACAGTGCCAAGAACATCAATAAGGCTAACCCAATAACAAAACTTGCTGGACAGGCAACTATGCAAAAGGTTGGAATCGGTGCAACCGCTGCAGCAGGAGCAACTGTCGGAGCAGTTCTTGGATCAATCGTTCCTGGAGTTGGAAATGTTGTCGGAGCAATTATTGGTGGTGGAATCGGAGCAGCAGCGGGAGCAATTGGTGGTTACTTTGCTTCAAAGAAATTTACAGAGCAAGCAGGACAATTAGGAGCAGCATATGCTGTAGATGCAAAGATTGCCCTAGAGCAAAATAAGCAAATGCTTGACTCATTGGATATGTACTATCAAAAGAAAATTGAAGAACTAAGACTGCAGGGAAAGATTAACGAAGCCCTGGAGTTAGAGAAAAAGTATTTGGGAGATAAGGAAAAAGGTACAGTTGGAGAAAGAGATAAGTTAACTAACGCTCAAGCAAAACTTTCTGAAGACATGATATCTCAATACAATAATGCTGGTGGGCTTCAAGAGTCAATGATGAATGGAATGAAGAAGTCAACAACTGCTAGATATAAGAATGATCCAAATCAGTTAGCGTATGTAGATGTTGTAAATACACAAGCAGCAAACCTACAAAAAGAAGGGCTTATTGATAGTGGTCAAGAGTTTTTAATTCAAGCAAAGATGGCAAGTGGAGATATTCCTCCAGCAGTATTTAGAAGTCTTTTACAACTAGCAACAGATAACGAAGATATTGCTCCAAAGATGATGAACATTATTACTAAGTTCAGTGGAGCAACTTCTGAATCTATTGGTGTTGCAGCACAAAATATCCTTGGAGCAGACAAGGTTGTTAATAAAACAGTTCAGACTGAGTTTATCAATAAGGTTTCAGCATTTGAAAAAGAATCAGATGCTCTTGATTTTACAAAGAACATGATTAAATTAAATAATCTTAATGCTGTAATCCCTTCAGATGTGATGGTAAGTTACTACACAAAGAATACAAAAGCGTATGAAGACTTAAATAAAATGCTTGATAGTATTGAAGGAGAAAAAGATTTAACTGCCGAAATAGTTTATAAGATTATACCAAAGGTTGAAGGAACTGCAGCATTTGATGAGGCATACTTTAACACTCTAGACGAGAACGAACAAAAGGTTTATTCAACCACAATTGCTTCTTTGATAAATGTTCCAGAACCAGAGATTCTTGAAAGCGCAGACTTCAAGGCATGGAGACAAGAAGGTGGGCCAAAGGGTGGAAAGGACGTAAAGGGAAGCAAGTCTTATATTGTACAAAAATATATAGAGTCCCAAGGATGGAAGGCTGTAAAGGATGGAGTGCAGGTCGATACTTCTACAGCACCCCCAGGCAGTGGTGGTGGCGGAGCAACCAAGGTAGAGGCTTCCCCCCTTGACGATCTAGTTAAGAAACTTAGAGATGTACGAAAGAACCAGATAAAGGTCACAGAAGGCTGGAGCGCCTCTCGTAAGGCCCTTGACGGCCTGTTTGGTGGCAAGAAGACAATTGATGTATTTAGCGGTATAGAGAATGATATTAGAAAGTTGGGCGGTAGCCAGGACTTTATCGAACTCATCGTTGGCATGGATCCAAAAGAATACGAAAAGCGAAAGAACTCACTGTTTAAGTTTGACAATAAGGGAAATATTGTTGGACTAAAAAATGATGCCAAGAACATCCAAGAAGCCATGAACTCAATTGCTATGGGTGACTGGAATTCTAGCATGGAGGCAGAGTCTAAGGCTCTTCTTGATCAAGGTAAGGCATTTGATAGGATCGCAGGTCTTGGTGTCCCAGTAGCAAACGCTTATGATCTGATAACTGATAAGACTATTGCTCAAGCAATTGCTAATGGGGTAAATGACAAAACTCTAAAAACTTTAATTAGCAGATATAAGGGCTTGACAGAAGCACAAGAAAAGTCTGCAGCAATCCAAGGAGTGAGAACAGATATTGCTCAATTTAAAAAGGACAGAGTTCAGGAAGACAGAATTAGAAGTAAGTATAGTTCAGAGACTGCAGCAGCAATTGGATCTGACGAAAACTTAAGATCAATGGAAAGCGCTATTGCTGCTCAAGAGGCTCTTGTTCAAAAAAGAATTAAGAGTGGCGCAGACAAGGAACTTATCAAGACTGCCCAGGCCGACCTCAATAAGATGGTTTCAGAATTTGATGAAAGACTTAACCAGTTAAAGAATACAATTGGATATATGCAGGACATATTTGATGAAGGTTTTGGAAATGCTATGGAGGCTTTCGATGTACAAGAAACTGCTCTTCAAATAAAGTTTGATCTAGACACCAAAGAAAGTAATAAGATAATTGAAGAAGCACAAAATACTATTGCTGGAATTCAGTATAGCATTGATGATAAAGAAGCATCTCTTAAGGCCATTGAAGATCAAGAGAAAAAGATTAATGAAAAGTATGATGAGAGAATTAGGGCTTTAGATGAAGTAGAAAAGGCCAATGCTTCTATTGCTGATCAACAAAGAGGCCAACTAACACTTGCCGAAGCACTGACATCTGGAGACATCGCAGCAGCAGCACGAGCAGCACAGGATATGAGAGCACAGCAGGCTGCTGATGCTGTGACAAAGCAAAAAGATGCAGTAGATCAGGCTAGACAATATGAACTTGATTCAGTAAAGGCGTACGACCCTACTACAAAATCTTATAAGACTAGAAAAGAACTTGAGGCAGATATCAAGAAACTTCAGGATGAAATCTTTGACCTAGAAGAAAAGAAGATTGAGCCAGCACAAGAATTTGTTAGACTAAGACAGATTCAACTAGATAAAGATATAGAAGGTTTGACCGTACTTGGGAAGACTAGAGATGCCTGGGAAGCAATTAAAAACCAGGTAGACGTTGCTATGATTAGTAGCAAGAAGTTTATTGAGTCAATGCAACTTGGTCTGAATACTCAAAACAAGTTGATTCAGGGCTATAACAATCAGCAAGCAAGCGGAAATGATCCAATTGTCGGTGCTGCTTATGACCCAGCAGTGGTTCCAACTACAACTACAGCAGCGACTACAGCCCCTACAACAACAACTACAGCGCCTACTACAACTACTGCGACTACGACTCAGGCACCCGCTGCGACATCTACTAGTTCATCTGTAGACGGACGTGCAGCACTATCTAAGTTGACTTCTGGTCAGACCTTATCTGCTGCAGAAAGATCATACTTAGGTATGGCACCTGTTGTTGCACCAAAAACAGCAGCAGAGATTATTGCTGAAAGAAAAGCAAAGTACGGATATCTATCAGGTGGCGGAATCGTCCCTAAGTATTTTGCAGCAGGAGGTTTTGCAAGAGGAACAGACACAATTCCAGCAATGCTAACCCCAGGAGAGTTTGTAATGAGCAAGTATGCTGTTGACTCATACGGGATAGATAATCTTAAAAAGATCAATAATGGAGATGCGAGTGGCGGAGCAGTGTATAATAATACATATACTTTAACTGTTAATGCAAAGACAGACGCTAATCCAAATGAGATTGCACAAGCAGTAATGTCGACAATTAAGCAAGTAGAAGATAGAAGAATTCGGGGGATTGGGATAAATGGCAGATAATATTGATCCAAGATATACCTATATGCAAAGTCGTAGGAAATATGATAGACCTAGCGGTATGCTTTGGTCTGAAAATTCTGGGACCCTGATAAATGGTTTGTATATCCCTTATGGTCTTGAGGTTGGAGCCGATGCCTCAGCAGAAGAAGATTCAACTCTTATAGACCAGTTTTTAATGCTTACAGATGACAATAGATCTCCATTAGACTTCTCAGATGAGCGAATTGAAAAACGGGAGCGAATGATAAATGGCCGTATGAGGTCATATCATATTGCAGACAAGATGAAACTTAGCACTAGTTGGAACATGATTCCTTCTAGATCTCATTCAGATGTCCCAAGTTTTAATCCAGAAACAGGGCTATCTCCATACAAGTCTTATACTACAGATGGTGGTGCTGGCGGAGCAGATATGCTTGAGTGGTATGACTCGCATAAGGGCTCTTTTTGGGTATTTCTTGCATACGATAAGAAGGGTGTATTTAAGGGTAAAGAAAATCCATATGACCATTTAGCCCAATATAATCAACTTGTAGAGATGTTTATTTCTAGTTTTACATACTCTGTAGAAAAAAGAGGATCCAATTTTGATTATTGGAATGTCTCAGTTACTTTGGAAGAAGTATAATGTTTGAAGATAAAGGTCTGCAGAATTTTTTAGAAACATCTTCTACAATAAGAAATAAGTCAGTTATAACTGCTGAGTGGAATATGAATATTCCAACTAATATTAAGCACATAGGAAACTATCGATACAGACCAACTCAGTCAGGCTCTATCTATGCTTCTTTACCAACAAGTTTTGACATTAACGATGCTGGAAACTTTTACACTGGGGCAACAGATGCAGATGTTGTCGTAGACGGTGTTTTTGATAATGACAATATCCCCACAATTCTTTTAAACAAAAAAGAAAAAATGCAGACACTGTACTCACTAGAGGATTGCTTCGGACAGTTTAGGCCAAGGTCTGGAATCAATAAGGCAATGTTCTTTGAAAATGGAAAACTTCATCATCCTAATCTTGTTATGGCAGATAGACCTAGGTACTACATGCCAGACAAAAATGATAAATTTAAATATTGGACATCTTATAGAACAGAGTCTGGCTCTGAATATGGCATTGCTTCAAAGGTTCGTGGACAGCAGTACTCTATTGAAGACGCTGTGCCCTTCGTTGTATATAAAGAAAAGATCCCAGCAAACAGAGTCGTTGTCAAAATGCAGACCCATACAGGAACTGAAAACCTTGGGCCATTTTCTTCATCTACTGGGTCGTACATTGATCCATTTTTTGGTGAGTCAAATCAAAAAACTCCTAGCAAGTGGAAAATCCAGTTCCTCAAAGATGGCAACTGGGAGAATGTAATATCGTTTGATCCAGCGGTAAAAAGAAAAGATGGCTCTTCCGTTATAAAGAGTGATGGTTATGTTGAGATTGCTTATGGACTAATTGTCCCAGACGAATGGAGAGATACTTTTGTATTTGCTGAGACATATAGCGATGTAGTATTGCTCCCTGAGCAGTCTGTTGTTGGGTATGCTTATTTAATTAAAGCAAATGCTAACGATATTGGAAGTTTCCATATTTGGAACGGTACAGAATATATTGTGCTTAGCCCAAAGTATGGCTGGTATGTACAAGATGAAACAGTTGACAGGTTAACAAACTTTGTTACCGACGCCACATCCCCAGATGTTTTTTATCGGCCACTTGACAATAAGTTGCAATTTAGAGAATTTGAATACCTTAGTGGAGTAAGAGTTGTTGTTGAGACAATGAATGTCAAAGATTCAACTTTTGATCTTATCGAGATATCTCCAAGACTTGCTTTAAACATTTCCGATAAGACATTAGACTACTCGATCAACAAGAGCGCTTCAGACCTTGGTATTTCTGGATTGCCAGTTGGCCAGTTGATAGCCTCTAATGGAAACATTAATATTTTTGATCATGACAATGCATTTAATGATAATAATAAAGACAGCATTATTTCTAAATATATTTCCAGACATGTGCAGTTTAAGTTTTACGAAGTGGTTGTCGATGTCGATGGCTGGGATTACTATGTCCCAATAAAAACTCTATACTCTGATGCATTTCCAAAGCAAGACCTAATGACAAAGCGTGTGGCCATAAATCTTAGAGATCTATATTGGTATCTTGAGTCTATAACCGCTCCAGAAATATTAATGACAGAGGTGTCGGTTAGTTCTGCAGTTTCTTTATTGCTAGACCATATTGGATTTTCTAACTATACTTTTAAAAGAGTAGCAAACGAAAAAGAAATAGTTATCCCATATTTTTTTGTTTCTCCAGAAACTAGCGTTGCTCAGGTTCTTGAAGATTTAGCAGTATCAACACAGACAGCGATGTTCTTTGATGAATACAATAACTTTGTTATGATGAGCAAAAATTATATAATGCCAACAGTAGCAGAAAGACCAACCACCTTTGCCCTAAAAGGAACTAAAGACTTTATTGAAGAGTCTGAAATTCGTAACAAGACAAATAAACCAAAATTGGCAAACATAATCTCTGTATCAACCCAAGAAAATTCGGCATACAATGATGGAACAATCAACTATACCAGCAGATACATTCAAAGGTCTATCGGATCGCTTAGACAGGCAAGCCTTGTAGATAATGAAAGATTCTATACATACAAGCCAGCACTGCTGTGGGAAGTTTCTGGAACCCAAAACACAAAGTCTATTAATAATGAGGTGGCTACCCAGTCTGCTTATGTCCTTAGCGCTATTCCGCTTAACTCAGATCTTACAGCAGACGTACCCATTGTAAAAAATAATATCGTAATAAATAATACATTTAGTCTTGGAGAAGCAGCATATTGGATCACTAGATACAATGGATATTTTTATTCACAGGGAGAGATTATAAAGTATGACGCTGTTCAATACAATGTGTCTGGGTTTGGAAATGTCTGGATAACATCTACAGAAGACTATCAAAACTATTTTGCAAAACTTCCATTTAATGGAAAAATATATCCTACTGGCCTTGTCAGAATTTATTCCGAGCCAAAGTATTTTGAAAAAGATGGTGTCGTAAAACTACAAAATGGAGATGTTCAAAAACATGGTCGTGGTCAGTTTGGCACAAAGGTGGTCGCTCATAGTGCTGGGATAGCAGATTACTGGAAGGCAGATGATAACGTAAAGGGTTGTTATATGTCATCAGAATACTTATTCCAAAAAGACTTAACTACTCCATCAACAACTGTGGCGTCTGCTGGAAAGTTAACTGACTCTGGAATATCTTCAGATGCTCTTTCAAGAACATCTTCAAGAAGTGGAATTATTAAAAACTTTATGTCGACTTCATTCTTAGGAGAAATCAGTACAGCAACAGCAGTTCAGAGTGGAACCCTTCAGTCTTCCGCCCTTTCAGTTACTGGACCAAACTTTACTACAAAAGAAAAGCCACGAAACTTTATTTCATATGTTCATAAATCACTAGAAGACAATAAGTATAAGCATTTTGGAACAAGAATGAGAATTGTTGGAAAGATAGAGAATAGTTCTGATAGAGGACAGACATCTAATGGATCTGCAACATACTATGTTGTCAATGGAAACACTCCAGACAAGAATATTAATATCTCTGGTGGTTCTGGTGGACTTGCTTTTATGCTAAATTCATCAACAAATGTCGGATACTACTTTGAGATTGCAGCCCTTGGGATAGGAAATCTTTCAAAGGAAGAGAGAGAAAGTGTAAGCAATGTTTTCTTTTATAAGGTAAAGTCTGATAACGGAAAAGCAGTCCCAGTAAAGTTATGGGAGGGTCTTGGAGAAATAACTGTAGATGATGGCAAGTTCACTGGGCAGGCAAGAATTGTGGCTGAGGAAAATCCTACGGTTTACGATCTTGCAGTTGAGTACCAAGACATAGGAAAAGTAAGAAGATTCTATTTGTATCTAAACGGGAAAATAATTAAGACAGTGGACGATACAGATCCTCTACCAGTTTACTCTGGGATTGCACTATTCTCAAGAGGGTCTTCAAGAGTTATGTTTGAAAATGTATATGCTCTTTGCAATAACTATTCTCAAAATACAACTTTCTCTTTAGGTGCCCCAGTTAACTCAGCATTTGGAGATTCCGATGTTGATGCAAATGAGTCTTTTAGAAAGTATGCCCTGAGCGGTCTAATCCAAAACACATACCTATCTGGAATCGGAACATCAGAAGCACCTAAGTACAATATATTCTTTGAAGAGTTTGGATCAATAATGAGAGAAGCAGCGACATTTAACTTCAAGTATGATAAGGCGTTTCCAGCATTGACTGCAAAAATATCACCAACGTTCAATAAGATTAAAGGATATGTTGTTTCAGGATTCAGGGCTGGATCTTACGGGGCAGAGTTTATGATCTTTAACGCAACGGATACAGCAATCAGTTTAGATGAGACAACAGGCAACTATCTAAGAGTTCAGGGTGTGACATTCACTCAGCAGTCTGACAATAGACTGACACTTGATGAATACTTTAACAAAAATAGTTTAACTTCAAATCCAGAGTTTGTTGCCGATAAACTAGTTTCAAATCCATATAAGTTTAAGCAGGACTATCAAGACATTAAACTAAGTAGAATGACTTACGGCAAAAAAGATTTTTCTATAAGCGCTCTATACATCCAGTCTTATGATGAAGCAAATAGTTTGATGAAGTGGCTTGTTGAAAAGATTACAAAGCCAAGAAAGTCTATAGGTATTAAGATCTTTGCAATCCCAACGCTTCAGTTGGGAGATATAGTTACGGTGGACTATGAGGAAAACGGTCTAAGCATGGCATCTCCTTCTTCTTCAAGTAGATTTGTGATATATAATATAGAGTATTCAAAGAGTTCTGATGGGCCAGAAATGACAGTATTCCTAAGTGAGGTAGTTTAATGACAACAAGCGCAACACCAAATCTTCCAGATCCAAAAACAGTAGTGGATAGTAGTGCCGTAAAGATTGCTACACCTGATCTTATTATAAGAGATGATGAGGTTATGTCTATTGATATAATGACAGACTTAATCTTTGAAGATATAGGTGGGCAAGAACTTGCAACAATTTCAAGACATGACCTTGTTAATGGTCAAAAAATATTGTACAGTCCAATAAAAAACTTGACAGACCTTTACTTGCAGTACAATCCAAACAATATCTTAAGACTTCAGTCTTCAGACTCGTATTTTAAGTCTCTTTCTCTTTCTGTTCTAGACCACTTGCCAGAATGTGGTAATGGATACGACCTCGTAGAAAAGGTCGGGGAGCCAGACAAGACTAAGTGGACCAAGGTGCCAAACTGTAAGTCAATATACATAGACCCAATAACAGGAGACCTAGTAATTAACCTAGTTAACCTTAAAGATGGAGAGCAGGCTGAGGTTCAAATACTGACAAGTGGATCAACCTTTGATGATACAATATACAATGGAGGAAGTTAATGATAACTAATATAGGTAAGAATATTTTAGCAAAGTATCTTGTTGGGCAAACACCATCATATGCATCACACATAGCAATTGGTTGTGGACCAAAGCCTATTGTCTCAGATGGAATCCTAGAAGACTACTCTAGCAAGTCATCGCTTGACTTTGAAATGTTTCGTGTGCCAGTCATTTCCCGTGGTTTTGTAGAAGAAGATGGAGTTTCAAAAGTAGTCCTTACTGCAGAACTTCCAACTCAGGAAAGATACGAGATTACAGAAGTTGGAATATTTTCTGCAGCATCAAACCCTGCAGCAGGTTCTTTTGACAGCAAAACTGTATATTCATTTTCTGAATCAGAGCAATGGAAGTACTCTTCACAGGGCACAGAAATTCCATCAATTTATGAGCCACTAGATGATCGTGTTGTAAAAATAGTAAATGCTACATCAGCAGCAGGAACACCCTCTGGATCTGTCTTAACATACACTACAGATGCAGAACATGGACTTACATCTGGAACTAGGATATCTATTTCTGGTATAACTCCGACAGTCTTTAACTTGTCTGATGTTGCTATAGCCACTGTACCATCTGCTACATCTTTTACTATTACATCTTCTTCGACTGTAACAGGAACATTCGCATCTTCTGGCTACTTAATTAATGATGTTGATACAAATATTATTAACCAGGTTTATCCAGTATTTCAAACAAATGCAGATAATAAAATATTTACAAACTCAAATAGAGTTAGCAGATATGAAAGATGTAGGTTCTTAAATAATATTTTTGCAATTGTTGGTAATAACGCAAACATTACAGTAAATAGTAGTGGGAACCTAATAGCAGAAGCAGGATCAAACTTCATCCAGTTAACCAATACATCTGTTGACTTTAGCAAAAATTCTCCAACAGACGAACTAAGACTTGCATTCTCTGTAGTTAATAAGGTTGGTGCAGCAAGCACACTTCCAAAATCTGTTAGAATTATTGTAGAGTTTTCCTCAACTGGAACCTTTAAAAGTGGTAAGTGGGCATTGTTTGAAGCAGTGGTGGACGACTCTGACAATGACTTTGCAACTAATAGATATTTTGTTGTATCTAAACAACTTCAAGAATTACAGAAGAGTTCCGATTTTTCCTGGGCAGAAGTAAATAACGCAAGAATATATGCATCTGTTATTAAAGATGGTAGCACAACCCCAACATCAGATTTCTATGTTTGTCTAGATGGTTTTAGACTTGAAAATGTTACATCCAATAACTCAGTATACGGACTAACTGGTTACTCAGTTATTAAGACACCAGAAGCAAAGACAATTATTAAATCAGCAAATACGACAAACTATATTGAGTTTAGATTTGGTTTGGATGTGGTCTAATGGCTGACGCAGGAATAAAAAATATTATTGTTAAGAAAGAGTTGCTCGGAAAGGTAACATCAGAAAATGGTAGAGTCGCAAGGTTTAGACTGGTATCAGAAGATAAGAATAGAAAGTCTGCCTGGTCACAAATATTTTTGGTTGACTCAGAAGCAGTTCAGGTTTTGCCAGGTGATTTAAATGTTGTTGGCAACACAATTCTTGTAAACTGGTCTAAAGGATCAAGAACTTCTACGCAAGAAATGTATGACGTCTTTGCTTCATTTGATGGTGGGGCGTATTCAAATGTTGGTATTGCTACTGGTACCAGTTATTCATTTTTAAAAACTGGGACATCTTCCGTTAGAGTCTTAGTCCAGTTAGCATCAATAAATCCAGTAGTTAACACCTCTCTACAGGTTTACGATTCTGAAGTCAGGTCTCTGGTATAATTGTATTATGGCTATTTTACCTGTGCCCGAAAGAGGGCAACCGCTAGACGTAACTTATATCTATCAGATTGTTAAGGCTATTAATGATTTGTCTACCCAGATATCTCCGTCAACATACAAATATGTGACAGTCGATACGCCGACATCTGGAAAGCAAAGCGTAAAAGCCTCAGAAGCCCGTATAATCGGTGGGTATGTTCAGGTGACAACAAGCACAACACAGACTGCAGGGTCATCTAAAACTTTTTCTTATCCATTTGGAACAGACTTTAAGTTTGCCCCAGTGGTTACTGCAACACCAATTAACATTGGAAGCACAGATGCTGGAAAAGATGTAACTGTAACAATTAATAGCATATCAACTTCTCAAGTAGAGGGAACCGTAAAGTTCAACGCTGGTGGAGATACAAGTATTGGTATTAACCTGATCATAGTTGGAATACCTAACTAATGATGTCTTGTAAAAAATGCAAAGGTAGAATGTTCGTAGATAGACAGTATACTGAGATTAACCATTTAGAAGTTTATTGTATGAGTTGTGGATTTAGAGTATTCTTTCATCCACCTAGCCACACCTTGGAGGGACGATGGTTGCTAAAAAGGGAACAATCGAGAGCGAAAAATACAATGAGTCACCTGTAATACCAGGTAACAAAAAGGTTTGGTTTCTTAATGGGGATCTTGTTAGAATACATCACTATAACCACTCTAACGGAATAATGTCTGTTTATAATATTATAAAGGATCAGATTGAGAGTTGTTTAATTAGTGATTTTAAAAACAAAAGAGAACGAGCATACACAGTTGGCCAGACTGCTGAATTAGTTAATCGTCACAAAAAATATTTGCCAGACTTAATGAAGCGTGGGGTGATTCCATTCCCAACTGGATCTCAAAAAGGCGGGGCTAGAGGATTTCAGGTAAGGTCATACTATTCTGAATCGCAAGTTAGAGAGATTCGTGATATACTTGCTTCATACCATATTGGTAGACCAAGAAAAGATAAGTTAATTACTAATGATATTACGCCCAGCAAACAAGAGTTGACACGAAGAATGGGCGATGGTATACTTACATATAGGAGAACAGAAGATGGGCGATTTATTCCAATCTGGAATGAATCTATTTAACGAAGGGTATAAAATGGAAAACGAAGACACAAAGGTATCTGTTACACTTGGATACACACTTAACCTAGGAAACTTTCAATCACTAAGACTCGATCTCGGAATTGTTGACTCAAGGCGCAATGGAGAAACTGCAGATCAGGCTTTTGAAAGAGTCTACAAGTTTGTTGAAGACAAACTCACCGCAAAGATTCTAGAAGCCCAAAGCGAGGCTGAAGAGAAGTAATGGCAGAACGCAAAGACCGTATGGCTTTGCTTTCAAGATACAGCAAGTATCATACCGTAAGGTACGAATCAAAGCCATCCCTAAATCTTAATGTAGAGCAGTGGGCATCTGATGCTCTTGTTGAGTCATACACATTGCCAGGATGTTACGATATACTTGAGTATTACTTTTCAGTTGCAGAAAACCCTTCGTGGAATTATTTTGCATACAATGCAGAAAAAATATTGCAGGCACAAAAAGACAAACTTAAAGATGATTCAGAGAGAGCAGAGCGTAGACGAATGGCAAAGGAGTGGCTAAGTGAATAATACAGAGGCAAAACTACTTACGGCTGTTTTGAAAGATAAACAGATCCATGTTCTTCTTCAGGCAAACGTAGACGGCTTGCTAAGAACTCACGGAGACATCTGGAATTTTGTTAGGCTATATTTTGAGAACAACTCAGTTCTTCCTCCAGCAGAACTTATTACTGAAAAGTTCAGGGACTTTGAACCAGTGCAGGGTGTTGGTGCGACCAAGCACCATCTTGAAGAACTTCAGGGAGAATATCTAACAGACAGTCTAAAAGATATCATTAGATCAGCAGCATCTGAGATTCAGAATAATAATGGAACTGGCGCCTTAAATGAACTAATTACAAAGACTTCTGAGTTAAAGAAAAATACTGCTGCAATCCGTGATATTGATGTTACAGATCTTGAGTCTGCCATTGCATACTTTGAGAATGTTAAGAAGCAGCAGGCTCTAGGACTCTCTGGCATTAAAACAGGTCTGCCAGGTTTTGACAATTACCTTCCTTCTGGAATTATGCCAGGGCAACTTGGAGTATTTCTTGCTTATCCTGGAATTGGAAAGTCTTGGCTTGCACTGTACTTTGCAGTTCAGGCATGGAAGCAGGGAAAGTCTCCGATGGTTATTTCTCTTGAAATGAGTGAGACAGAAGTCCGTAATCGAATATTTACTATTATGGGTGAGGGCAGATGGTCACACAGAAAGATTAGTAATGGTGAGATCGAAATTGATATGCTTAAGGATTGGCATGCAAAGAACCTTGCAGGCAAGCCTGAGTTCCATATCATTTCTAACGATAGCGGTGGAGAAATCAACCCATCAGTTCTACGTGGAAAGATTGACCAGTACAAGCCAGACTTTGTAATCGTTGACTACCTACAGTTGATGGCTCCTAATCAGAAGTCAGATAACGAAACGGTACGAATGAAGAACCTTTCACGAGAACTTAAACTCATGGCTATTGGTGAAGAAGTCCCTATCATTGCTATCTCATCTGCTACACCAGATGATGTTAATGACCTGTCTACGGTCCCTACACTGGGTCAAACAGCCTGGTCTAGACAGATTGCCTACGATGCAGACTGGGTTCTTGCATTGGGCCGTGGAACAAATAGTGACATTATCGAGTGTGCTTTTAGAAAGAACCGTAATGGGTTTATGGGAGACTTCTTAGTGCAGTGTGACTTTGACAAGGGATACTATCGTTATAAAGACTTTGAAGATAAGTAGTTATAATATGGTATGTCAAAAAAGAGTGTCAGCACTAATGATTCATACCATCATAAGACCATTAAAAGGTTTTATATCGATGGCATAATCCATGACGACTCAATGATCGGACGACTTAGAGAAGAATATATAAGGTTATTGATATCAGAAATGAAGTTAAGTGGGTATGTTCCAAGAATTGATCTTGACCCAGACTTCACGATAAGGTATAATAGTACAAAGAACTTTTTTGAATTTAAATTATCAGTACAGGCAGTATATACGGGGAAAAGGAAAAGCGAATGGATAGCAGGAATAGACGGAACCAATCCAATACTTATTCCGCAGAGCAAGTCAAGCGAGTCCTTACAGGATCGGGTATAACAATAGAGTCTGAACTTGATGCAGACTTCATGATCTTTTGTCCATTTCATAATAACCACAGAACACCAGCAGGAGAAGTTCAAAAAGATAGCGGGATGTTCTTTTGTTTCTCATGTCAAAAATCTGCAGACCTGTTAGAACTAGTTATGCACACATCTGGTAGAACATATTTTGAGTCTGCTAGATTTATTAAGAGCAAGGAAAAGTTAACTAACCTTACCACAGAAATTGATAGGGTTCTTGTAAAAGAAGAACAGTATAAGACTTTTGACGAACTAATTATCAAAAGGTTGCACAATAACTTGGTTGCTTCTGAAAGAGCAAGAAACTATTTCACATATAGAAAAATAGAAAAATCTTCATGTATAAAGTTTTCTTTAGGGTACTCAGAAAAACAGGACATGGTTACTGTACCAGTTCATAGTCCTGACGGAATCCCACTGGGCTTTGTTGGAAGATCTATTGAGGGTAAAGATTTTAAAAATACTCCAGGTCTTCCAAAAAGTAAGACACTGTTTAACTTGCACCGTGTAAAGAAATATGATAGAGTATATGTAGTGGAGTCATCATTTGATGCTATTAGATTAGATCAAGTTGGACTTCCAGCAGTAGCAACACTTGGTGCAAATGTATCAAGTACACAAATAGAATTGTTTCAAAAGTATTTCAATAACATTATTGTTATTGCTGATAATGATGAGGCAGGAAGAAACATGAAAGATAGAATAGTCGAAAAACTTTCTAGTCGTGTTTCTGTTATCGAACTAAATAAAAAATACAAAGACATAGGCGATATGCCAGATGAAGAACTTGCAGGTCTGGAGTTTCAGTTTGACAAATCAATATCTCTTATGCTAAACTAATATAACAACCAAAGGAGAATAATATGAGCGTAGTAAAGGGACTCAAAAACATTAATGCCCTGCTCGACAAGCCAAAGTATGAAAACGACGGGCCAAAGGTAAAGTGGCTCAAACTTGCAGATGGTCAGTCTGTAAAGATTCGATTCATCGAAGAACTCGATGAGGATTCTGCAAACTACAATGAAAAGCGTGGCCTAGCACTTGTTGTTAAGGAACACGTAAACCCAAAGGACTACAAGCGCAAGGCTGTAGACACAATGGACACAGAAGGCCGTGACTGGGCTGAAGAAATGCACCGTAAGGATCCAAAGGCTGGATGGCGTGGCCGTCTTCGCTTCTATTGTAATGTCCTAGTTGACGATGGTATCGAAGCACCATATGTTGCAATCTGGTCAATGGGTATCAGCAAGCAGTCATCATTCAATACAATTCGTGAGTATGCTCTTGAAACAGGAAGCATCTCAAATGTACTATGGAAGTTAAAGCGTAATGGTCAGGGAACTGAAACTAATTACACACTTATTCCATCTGCACCAGACAAGGAACCATTTGATTGGAAGGACATTGAGCCTTATCCTCTTGAGTCAGCACTTAAGAAGATTCCTTATGCCGAGCAAGAAGCATACTATTTGGGCTTTGATGGTCCATCTGTAACTTCATCTACCAACGCAGATTGGTAATATGAACTACGTCGGCTTACATGTCCATACCCATTTTAGTTTATTTGATGGGATTGCTACTCCAGAAGAATACGTTGACCGTGCAGTTGAGTTAGGGATGCCTGCAATAGCCATCACTGACCACGGTACTTTATCTGGGCATAGGGAACTGCACCGTATTGCAAAAGCAAAGGGCATTAAGCCAATTCTAGGTCTAGAAGGATACATGTGTGCAGACATATCTGATACACGAGATAAGTCTGAAAGAGAAGGTCAGCAAGATCTTGTCTATAACCACATTATCCTTCTAGCCAAGAATCAAATTGGCTTAGAAAACCTTAATAAGATTAGTGAACTGTCTTGGACAGATGGGTTTTTTAAGAAACCAAGGTTTGACTTTACAATTCTTGAAAAGTATAAAGAAGGAATTATTGTTACTTCTGCTTGTCCAAGTAGTGTGCTTGTAAAGGCATTAGAAGAAGAAGAGTTTGCTCTTGCTAAGAAGTACATCTCTTGGTTCAAAGAGCGCTTTGAGGATGACTATTACATTGAGGTAATGCCTCATAATGAAGCACACATAAACAAGTATCTCATTGAACTCGCAGACGAGTTTAACATTAAGGTTGTTGTTACACCAGACTGCCACCATGTTGACCCATCACAAAAGGAAGTCCAAGAGTTTAAGTTGCTCATGAACACACACGGTAAGTTTGTAAAAGATGCAACGTATGAAAAGTCAAAGAAAAAGGGCACAATGATGGAGCGCCTTGACTACCTCTACGGCGAAGATCGTCAGATTACTTTTAATAAGTTTGATATTCATCTGCTTTCATATGAAGAAATTAAAGCAGCCATGGAAGCCCAGGGTATTGATAGACCAGACATATACTCAAACACACTGCTATTAGCAGATACAGTAGGAGACTATGGAATTCAAGAAGGCCTAAACCTTCTACCAGTGCAGTACAAGAGTCCTGACAAAGAACTTGCAAAGGTTGCGCTAGAAGGTTTGGCAGAACGAGGATTATCAGAAAATCAAGAATACCTTGATAGACTTGAAGAAGAGTTGCAGATTATTAAAGACAAGAAGTTTGCTCCATACTTCCTTGTTGTTAGCAACATGATTAACTGGGCCAAGAAGGAAGAGATCATGGTTGGTCCTGGACGTGGTTCTTCTGCTGGGTCTCTTGTATGTTATGCTCTAAAGATTACGGACATCGATCCTATTGAGCATAACCTTTTGTTCTTCCGATTTATTAACCCAGAGCGTAACGACTTCCCAGATATCGATACAGATATTCAGGATACTCGTCGTGAAGAAGTCAAAGACTATCTTGTTAGACAGTATCGCCATGTTGCATCTATCGCTACATTTCTTGAGTTTACAGGAAAAGGAATCGTTAGAGACGTTGCACGAGTATTAAATATTCCACTATCGGATGTTAACAAGGTTCTAAAAACTGTTGACTCTTGGGATGACTTCTGTAACTCTAAATCAACACGGGAGTTTCGTGAGAAGTATCCAGAGGTAGAGGTCTACGGTGAACAACTTAGAGGTCGTATTCGTGGTACAGGTATTCACGCAGCAGGTGTAGTAACAAGTAAGGAGCCAATCTTTAGATATGCTCCACTTGAGACAAGATCATCTACTGGCTCTGATGAAAGAATTCCAGTTGTTGGTGTCGACATGGAAGAGGCTGAAAGAATTGGTTTGATTAAGATTGATGCGTTGGGCCTTAAAACTTTGTCTGTTCTTAAGAACACAATTGATATAATTAAGGAACGAGATGGAAAGAAGATTGATCTTCTTAAAATCAAGATGGATGACGCTAACGTGTATCAGATGCTTTCGGATGGCTATACAAAGGGCGTATTCCAGTGTGAAGCAGCACCATACACAAATCTTCTTGTTAAGATGGGTGTAAAGAACCTTAATGAACTAGCAGCATCAAATGCTCTTGTACGCCCAGGTGCTATGAATACTATTGGAAAAGACTATGTTGATCGTAAGCATGGTCGCCAAAACATTTCTTATACACACCAAGTACTTAAACAATTTACGGAGGACACATATGGCTGTATTCTTTACCAGGAACAAGTTATGCAAGCATGCGTACACCTTGGCGGTATGTCCATGTCGGAAGCAGATAAAGTTAGAAAAATCATTGGAAAGAAAAAGGATGCTAAAGAGTTTGATCAGTTTAAAGAGAAATTTGTAGAGGGTGCATCAAAGTTTATCTCTCCAAACCTTGCTCTTGATCTTTGGCATGACTTTGAGGCTCACGCAGGGTACTCATTTAACAAGTCACACGCAGTAGCATACTCAACGCTATCCTACTGGACAGCATGGTTAAAGTACTATTACCCACTAGAGTTTATGTACTCACTACTTAAGAATGAAAAGGATAAAGATGCAAGAACTGAATACCTTATTGAAGCGAAGCGAATGGGCATTTCGATTAAACTGCCACATATTAACGATTCGGATATTGATTTTAAAATTGAAGGCAAGGGTATTCGGTTTGGATTATCAGCAATTAAGTTCATCTCTGATAAGATTGCAGAAAGATATATTACTGCTCGCCCGTTCGTATCCTACAAAGAACTTGAAGAGTTTACCTTTACAAAGGGTAACGGGGTTAATTCTAGGGCTCTTCAAGCACTAAGGGCAATCGGTGCTGCAACTTTTAATGATAATCCTAGAAATGATCAGGACATTAAAGAAAATCTTTACGAGTATCTAAACCTACCAGAGTTCAATATCGCTATTCCTTCTCACTATTATGCATTCATTCAGGATATATCTGACTTTGAAGAAAAGGGATCTTACATTTTTATGGGTATGGTAAAATCAATTAAGCGAGGAACAGGGTGGTCACGAGTTGAAATTTTGGACAAGACTGGTAGTGTTGGTATATTTGACGATGAAAATACAACTATTGAGACGGGTCGTTCTTACCTGGTTCTTTGTAATGATAACAGGATTGTATCTTTCATACCGTCTGACGAAATAAAAGAGTCATCTCATGCTCTTGTAAAGTTCTTGAGTTATAAGCAACTTCCATACAAGGATGACGAGATGTTCGTTGTTTCATTTAAGCCAAGAATTACAAAGACTGGAAAGAAGATGGCATCTCTTACACTTGCAGATACAAGCAGAGATCTGCACTCTATTACAGTGTTCCCGACTTCTTTTGCAAAGGCTTATATGAATATTGAAGAAGGAAAGTACTACAAGTTTGATTTTGGTAAGACTAAAGACGGAACCGTAACATTGGAGGATGTACATGTCAGTTAGTATAGAAGAAGCGTTAGCACAACTTGATCCTAAGTTGAGAAAGAGACTCGGAAGTGGCGTTGGGGTTAACTACGAGTATCAGCCTACTCCAAGTTTTGGGTTAAACCGTGCTCTAGGGGGCGGACTGCCGTATGGTAGACAAGTTCTTATCTGGGGCTCTAAGTCGTCTGCAAAGTCCTCTATGTGCCTTCAAATGATCGCTCTAGCCCAAGCCGAAGGAAAGTTATGTGCTTGGATTGACTCAGAAATGTCATACTCAGAAGACTGGGCAAGGTCTTTAGGAGTGGATCCAGAAAAACTTATTTATTCACAAGCAAGAACAATCAGCGACATGGTGGATGTTGGGGTTGGTCTAATGAACGCTGGAGTAGATTTAATTGTGGTAGACTCTATTACATCAATGCTTCCTGCAATTTATTTTGAAAAGGATACAGATGAGATGAAGGCTTTGGAAAATACAAAGCAGATTGGAGCAGAATCTCGTGACTTTAGTAACGCATGGAAAATGCTTAACTATGCAAACAATAAAGTTAAGCCAACTTTGCTTGTTCTTATTTCTCAGTCTCGTAACAATATCAATGCTATGTATACTAGCCAGCAGCCTTCTGGTGGTCAGGCTACTAAGTTTTATTCCTCATGTATTATTAAACTCTTTTCTTCAGAGTCAGATAATCAGGCAATTAAGGGCAAAATCAAGGTGGGAGATAAATTAATTGAAGAAAAAGTTGGTAGAACTATTAAATGGGAACTACAGTTTTCTAAGACCTCTCCAGGGTTCCAATCTGGTGAGTACGATTTTTATTTTAGAGGTGATGATATTGGTCTTGATACCATCGGTGATCTGGTTACTACAGCAGAACTAAATGGTATTGTGGAACGAACAGGAGCCTGGTACATTCTTCCTGATGGCACAAAGGTTCAGGGCAAAGAAGCATTTGTCAACCGTGTAAGGGAGGACCTTGACTTGCAAGAATCAATCAAGGCAAAACTCAATGGCTAGTTTTACTGTATATCAAGGCAAGTTCTTGTGCCAAGTCTGCAAGGCAGAGGTGGGGACTTTAAGACTTTATGCAGAGACAAAAGAAATGACCTGGATGTGCAAGGATAAGCATATAAGCAGGGTCGGTCTAGGTAAAAGAAAGAAGAGCGATTTTGACAGAGAAGAGTGAGTCCAAGAGGATAGGTGCTAAACAGCACAAAAACTCTGGCAGAAATACTCAGAAAGGTGATGCTTCTTGGAAAAACTTTGTTGTTGATTTTAAAGAAGTTGGTAAGTCATTTACATTGAACAAAGAGGTTTGGGCTAAGGCTACTACTGACGCTATGAAAAATGGTAAAGATCCAGCCATAGTTGTCGTTATGGGCGAGGGTAACTCTAAGGTTAGACTTGCTATAATTGAAATGAGTATTTTAGAACAACTTACAGAGGATGGTGTATAATAGTATTATGAACACAGGACACGAACCAAAGAACAAGATAGTTCCACACATTATAAAGAACTTCCTTAGCGATGAGGAAGTAGAGGTCATAAGGGCAATCATTAAGTATCAAAAAACTGCCAAAGACCTAGGCACATTCTACTCTCCACTTATCTTGCCAGACTTGTCAAGAATGCAGATAGAAGTTATGTATCCACCAACTATTCAGAGAAAGATTGAAGTTCTTGCCTCTAACTTAGTTGGAGAAGATGTTTTTATGTCTCACAATAGTTATTTAAGTTATAACAAGGAGCATAATGAAGCAACCAATCCAAAATTACCAGTACACTATGATTCAGATAATTATTTTTCTAAACTAACAATTGATTACCAGTTAGGTGCCAATATAGATTGGCCGATTGTGATTGAAAACGAAAGTTTTAATCTTCAGTATGGAGATCTTCTTGTATTCTGGGGCGCTGGTCAAGTGCACTGGAGAGAGCCAGTATTGTTTAAAGAAGGAGACTACACAGAAGTTTTAACTATGCATTTCTCAACAAGAGAAGATTTTGAAAAGTTAAACTTTGCTGCCCGTAATCCAGAAGAAAGAAAAGAAAGACTTAAGACTTGGCAGTCAGATCCAGTATTTTTAAAGTACAACGAGAACTTTTTTGAAAAAGAAGGAAACTTAACTAAAACAAACAAAACCGACAACGCTTAAAAAGGAAAATAATGCAAAGTGAAAATACTACAATTGATATGGTAAATGGTTTGTCAGAAATTGCAGACTACATGGAAGACGAAGAACTTACTACTGCTCTTACTTTTATTGCTAAGATAATTATTAAGCCAGACATTCCTCTAAATGTTGCAACTGTGGAGATTGTGAGACTACAGGCTATTGCAGCAAAGATGGCATTCAAGGCAACATGGATGGCAAATGTTGACAAGTCTGATCGTGCAAAGAAAAATCTTTACTACACTGCAGCAGAGTCAATTAATAATCTTGTTTCTGCATTAAAATATATAACTCGATAGTCTGCTATACTTATACTAATAGAAACGAGAAAATTAATGACGAAGAATTTACTACATACAGTTATGATTAAGCCAGAAGAAAAGCCAGTTCACCCTATGGATATAGCGGGGCTAGAGGCAAAGATTAAAGAAGGATACACGATCACTCGTGTAGACAAGCATACTACCAAGAAAACATTTGCTCCTTCTACTATTGCATATGGCCATGGAGAGTGTGCAAGATATTGGTACCTCGCATTTGATGGCCAGATGTTTGAAGACAATGCTGATGCCTATGCTTCTGCAAATATGACAGCAGGAACATTATCCCATGCACGAATTCAAAATGCAATGATGAATGCTGGAATTGTAAAGGTTTATCGTGATGATGATAACGAACCTACAACAGAATTTAAGATTAGACATGATGATCCGCCTATTTTTGGGTATGGAGATGTCATGTTTGATTGGCAAGGCCAAGAACTTATTGGTGAAATTAAAACAATGATGAATGAAGGATTTGAATATAGAAAGGCATCAGGTAAGGCAAAGAATGGCCACCTAATGCAGTTACTTATCTATATGAAGATCTTAAAGAGACCAACTGGTGTAATGATATATGAAAATAAAAATAATCATGAACTCCTTTTGATCCCTGTAGATGTAAACGATCATTACCGTCGGTGGGTAGACCAGGCATTTGATTGGATGAGACTAGTTCGCAAGACATGGGAAGACAGAACCCTGCCAAACAAAAACTATAGATCAAACTCCAAGATATGCAAGTCATGCCCAATTAAAAAAGCATGTGAGTCTGCAGGCCCAGGCGTAGTAAAAATAGCGCCTCTGGAGATTCTCGGTGAACAATTGTAGATGCTGCGATAATCAGTTTGAGCCAACAGTCTCTTATCAGATATACTGTTCTCCAAACTGTAGAGATATTGCAACAAAAGAAAAAATTGCAGCAAGGTATTTGCAATCAAAAAGGCAAAAAAGAAAAGGAAAGACTAGGCTCTGCAAGTCTTGCTCCCTTCCTCTTTCTATCTATAATGATGATTTAGTTTGTTCATCTTGTAGTGTTAATCCTGATGCCGTAACAAAAGCAATTAAAGAAATAAAGGGAAAAATAAATGGTAAAAAATAAGTGGGGCTTAGAGTTACAGCCAGAACGTATTTGTGCTATTGATGCTAGTACCAATAGTCTTGCATACGCTACATTTCATGGAGGACACCTTAAAGAGGTTGGAAAGATTAACTTTGAAGGAAACAATATCTATGAGAAAGTGATTGATGCTGGCAGAAAGTCTAAGGGATTGTTTGATCATATTGTGAATGTCGATGCAATTGTTATTGAGCATACTGTTTTTATGAATAGCCCCAAGACTGCTGCTGACTTGGCATTAGTTCAAGGTGCTCTACTTGGTGCAGCAGGTCAGTCTGGAATTAGAATGATAGGGAAAGTAGCACCGATTACTTGGCAAAATTTCATTGGCAACAAGAAGATCTCTAAGGACGAAAAACTTTATATCAAGTCGCAAAATCCTGGAAAGTCTGAATCTTGGCTTAAAGGTTATGAAAGGGAACTACGCAAACAAAGAACTATTAACTTTATTAACATTCAGTACGATAAGACTATTACTGATAACGATGTGGCCGATGCCTGTGGCATTGGGCATTGGGCTGTAAAGAACTGGGGTAAGGCAATAGGGGTTGACAAATAACGCTATGGCTGCTAAACTATATACAAGCGAAACTTTTATGCGTAAGAGATACCTTATGGATAAGAAAACGCCAGAAGAAATTGCTAAAGAGTGCGGAGTAAGCCTAGAAACTATTTATGTTTACCTTGCTAAATTTGGATTAAGGAAGTCAAAACGATGAACAAACTTGAAAAAGCAGTGGTTGCTATTGCAGTTATTGGAATGGTTGGACTTGGGTATGCCATATCTTCATTGAGGGGTATTCCAGATGTATTTGATTGGGAAGAAGACGATGAATAATAAACTTACTATTACAGTTGATCAAGTAAATAACCCTACCCACTATACATCGGATCCATCTGGAATTGAATGCATTGAAATTACAAGACACCGAAACTTTAATATTGGAAATGCTTTCAAATATTTGTGGAGAGCAGGACTTAAGGATGAGTCAAAAACAATTCAGGATCTTGAAAAGGCTATATTCTATATTAAGGATGAAATTAATAGACTAGAGGGAAAATATGACAACTGAAGACGATCTTGTAAAGCACCTAGACCAGGTAAACTTGGTCGTAGAAGAATATCTTAAGGGAAATGACCCAACTGTAATTTCAAAGCAATTGTCTATCCCAAGACAAAAAGTTGTAACGCTTATTAATGAGTGGAAGGTTATGGCATCTGCTAACGATGCTATCCGTGCTCGTGCTAAAGAGGCACTCGCTGCTGCAGATACACATTACAGCAAGTTGGTATCCCGAACTTATGAGGTTATTGATGAAGCGTCCATGACCAACAATCTTAGTGCAAAAACAGCAGCAATCAAACTTGTTATGGATATTGAGTCTAAGCGTATAGATATGTTGCAGAAGGCTGGCCTTCTTGAGAATAAAGAACTTGCTGAAGAAATGGTTGAGATTGAACGCAGACAGGAAGTCCTTGTTGGTATACTCAAGGATATTGCTTCTGAATACCCGCAGATTCGTGATGAGATTATGAGAAGACTATCTTCATTTGCAAAAGACAATGAGGTGATTACAGTTGTCCACGATGTTCAATGAGTTCCTTGAGGCACTTCAAGATGATCACTTTGAAGAAACCCCTGTAGACGCAAGAACTTTTGTAGAGGGTGAGGCTTACCTAGGACAGCCACCACTATCAGATATCCAGTATGATATTGTAGAGGCAATGAGTCAGATCTATCGTAAAGAAGATTTGATAAACATAATGGGTGAAGAAAAAGGTACTCAGTACTATAACAAGTACACAAAGAATGAAATTATTTTGCAACTTGGCAAGGGATCTGGAAAAGACTTCACATCTACAGTAGCCTGCTCATATATCGTATATAAACTTCTATGCCTAAAAGACCCAGCAAAGTACTTCGGTAAGCCATCTGGAGATGCTATTGATCTTATTAACGTAGCGATTAACGCTCAGCAGGCAAAGAATGTTTTCTTTAAAGGTTTTAAATCAAAAATTGAAAGATCCCCTTGGTTTGCAGGAAAGTATAATGCTAAGGCAGACTCTGTTGAGTTTGATAAGGCAATTACTGTTTATTCGGGTCACTCAGAAAGAGAGTCTCATGAGGGGCTCAACCTTCTTCTTGCAGTGCTTGACGAGATTTCTGGTTTTGCATCTGAGGTTGGAACAGGAAATGAACAAGGAAAGACTGCTGATAATATTTACAAGGCTTTCCGTGGATCAGTAGACTCTCGCTTCCCTGACCTTGGTAAAGTTGTTTTGCTTTCGTTCCCACGCTATCCAGGTGACTTTATTTCAGAAAGATACGATGATGTAATTGCTGAGAAAGAAGTTATAGAAAGAACGCACAAGTTTACAATTAATCCACTACTTCCAGAAGATAGTGCAGACAACACTTTTGAAATCTCTTGGGATGAGGATCAGATCATATCATACAAATACCCAGGAGTGTTTGCATTAAAGCGACCTACATGGGAAGTAAACCCTACAAGAAAGATTGATGACTTCATGATCGCATTCATGACTGACCTTGGGGATGCAATGATGCGTTTTACATGTGTCCCAACATTTGCTTCTGACGCATTTTTTAAGCAGGCAGACAAAGTTAGATCATGTATGACACTAAGAAACCCAGTTGATACATTTAAAAGATTTGATGACGCTTTTAAGCCAGACCCAACAAAGAAGTACTACGTTCATGCTGACCTTGCACAAAAGCATGACAAGTGTGCAGTAGCAATTGCACATGTAGAAAAATGGGTAAATATTCAGGTTATTAATAATTATGAGCAGGTAGCACCAATTGTAGTAGTAGATGCAGTAGCATGGTGGGAGCCAAAGATTGAAGGCCCAGTAAACCTTTCTGAGGTAAAGCAATGGATCCAAAACCTTCGCAGAATTGGTTTTGATATAGGTATGGTCTCATTTGACCGTTGGCAATCATTTGATATTCAAAATGAACTAAAGCAGGTTGGAATGAAAACTGATACTGTTTCTGTTGCTAAAAAGCACTACGAGGATATGGCTATGCTAGTATATGAGGAAAGACTTGCTATGCCAGCAATTGATTTATTATTTGATGAACTAACACAGTTAAAGATCATGAAAAACGATAGAGTTGACCACCCACGAAAAAAGTCAAAGGACTTGGCGGATGCCGTGTGTGGTGCAATTTTTGGTGCTATATCACACACACCAAAAAATATAGACACTGAAGTAGAGGTTCACACTTTCAGAGATAGGCCAAAGACTCCAGAAGAGCAATTTGACCTAGATAAGCGCAATGTGATACAATATAATCCTGCTCAAATAGAAGAGATAAAAGACTATTTGGATAGGCTAAAAACACTATAAAAAGAAAAGGAAATAAATTAAATGAACTCATTTAAGAAAATCGCACTAGCCATGGTTGCAGCCATGACTTTGGGCACAATCGTAGCAACACCTGCAAGTGCTGCTGTAATGTCAGTCGCTGTAACTCTTGATGGAACCGCTAACTCAACGGCATCATCAATCGCTACACCTGCTGCATTGCCAGTCCCTGCAGACAACTCAGTTGACGCTGCTGACGCACTCAAGTTCGTCGCAACAGTTGACACAGGAACATCTGTTTCTGTAGTAGCAACAAACGCAACAATCGTGTCTGCACTACACACATCTGCTGCACCAGTAGGAGCATCGTCAGGATCATCATCTTTGACAATTGCAACTGGTACAGGAACAACCGCAACATTTTATGTCTACACAAAGACAACAGCAATTGGTACAGTTGTAGTCACCAACGGTGGAACACAACTTACATACTACGTACAGGGAACTGCTGGCAAGATTAATAACCTTGCTGTCTCAGCACCTGCAAACGGCGCTGCTGGAACAAAGCAGGAAATTACAGTTACTGCAACAGACGTATTCGGAAACAAGGTTTCTGGTAAGTCAATCACAGCAACAGTATTTGCTGCTACAGCAACACTAGACACAGCAACAGCAACAACTGGTGCTACACTTGCTGATTTCGGAGTTGCAAAGTTTTCTGCAACACTTCCAACAACTGGAACACGTTCACTAATCACATTTGCACCAACAACTTCATCAGATGCAAACTCTGCTGATGTAACTGGTCTTAATTCTCGCACTCTTGCACCATTTGCAGAGATCGCAGTTCGTGATCTAGTATCAGAACTTGCTGCTCAGGCTGCTGCTAAGGATGCAGCACTTGCTGCAAAGGCTGTAGCAGAGGCTGCTATAGCAACTGCTAACGCTAAGGCTGCTGCAGATCTTGCTGCTGAAAAGGCTGCTTCTGCAAAGGCTCTTGCTGATGCAAAGGTTGCTTCAGATGCAGCAATTCTTGCTAAGGATGCAACAATCGCTAAGTTGACTGCAGATAACGCAGCAGCACTTGCAACGATTAAGGCATCATTCAATGCACTCGCTAAGAAGTGGAATGCAAAGAATCCAAAGGCTAAGGTTGCTTTGCTTAAGTAATTAGTCCAACACTAAAGGGGTTGCCAATTATGGTGGCCCCTTTTTTGTGCAATAAAATGGTATAATCATCCTATCAGACATCCAGTCTGCGAGGGGGAAGGCTAATAAAGAGATTATTACGTATAGCAACAGCCACCTTCTTGGCCTTTGGATGGCTTGCAATAGCCCCCACAGATGCTCATTCTGATGACCCTATAACAGTAGGTGCACAAAGGATAGAAGCCCTGAATCAGAAGGTTTCAGACCTTACTGATAGTGCCGAGTTGGTTTCACTTATTGATGTCGCCCAGGACAAATATGACGCTGCCGTTATTGCCAGGGATAATAAGTCATCAGCAGAACAGTCCTATGCCCAATCAGTAGAAGCAGAAACGTCAGCCCTATCCACACTTAATACAAAAATATCAAATCTATCCTCTGCCCAGTCAGCAGTAGATGGACAAACAGCAACAGTAGCGACTGCCCAAACTAATAAAAATAATGCTCAAGAGGCATTGAGCATAGCCAATATTAATCTTCAAACAGCACAATCTAACATGCAGTCAGCAGGTGGATCAGGACTTCAATACACTGTATATAACTTAGCCAGAGTTTGGCCAAGCATAGCAGTCCCAGATTCTGTTATTTGTTCTGGCACATGGAATTCAAATTCTATGCAACTTCCAGTATGTGGCAATAGGTATGAAAATATTGTAGTTAAGTTTACTGGACAGATCACTGTTCCATCACACTGGACATCCACATATTTTGCAGGGTATACAGACGATGGCTTTAAAATGTATATTGATGGACAACTTGCTATTAGTAATTGGCAAGAGCAAGGCGTTAGGTGGAGCCAGTATTCACCTGTTTATGATGTAACTGAAGACAAGACATTTGATGTAGAAATTTGGTGGTATAACGGTGGAGGTCCTGGATCTTATCATCTTGGTTGGGCTATACCTGGAGGATGGACAGGAGCAGGGTGCGACTATACTGGTGGCTGGGGGGTAGGGTTTAGTTGTAATCTTGGAACATTTTCTTCTGGATCAGGTCCAACACAGTCACAAATAAATGCATATAATAATGCTCTTGCTGAAAAGAATGCAGCACAAGATGTTTATAACGATAAGTTATCTGTTTATAATCAGGCAGTTTCAACCCTCAATAATCTACAAGATGATTTAGAACAAGCACAAGATGAAAAAGATGATGCACAAACTGCACATGAAACCGCACAAACAAACACTGCTTCAGCACTAATAGCAAAAGATGATGCTATTGAAGTTTATAACAATGCTATTAGTGATATGAATGATGCGATAACTGCTGCAGAAGAAGAATATATTGCTCAATGGGATTTTGAAGAAAAGCAAAGGATCGCTGCTGCAATTGCTACTGCCCTTGCTAATCAGCCACAGCCAGAACCTTCAATTGCTCCAAGCCCTGCACCTTCCCCAGAACCTACAGTAGAAGCACCACCAATACCTGTAGCAAGCCCAGATCCTACACCAGATGCACCACCAACAGAAGAGCCTAAGCCAGAGCCAACCGTAGATCCTCAGCCTACACCAGAGCCAGAACCTACACCTGCACCAGAACCAGAGCCAACCGTTGCCCCATCGCCAGAACCGTTGCCTGAGCCAACAGTAGAGCCAACAACTAATCCTGAGATCAAGGATGAGGAACTAGCAGCACTTATTCCTAAAAAGGGTACTGGGACAACAGAAGATTTATCTGGAGTTATTGCTAACCTTACTAGCAAAGACAATAAATTAGTTCAACTTTCCCCTGAGCAAATTACAGCAGTTAGCCAAACACTCAAGTCTTTGACACAAGAAGCAAAAGCAGAGATTGCTGGAGATCTTGGTATTTCTGCAGGAGAAGTTGCCAAAATTGCAGATCAAATGAAATCTAACCCAGCCCTTGCATCAGCATTTGTTGAGTTCTCTGATAGAGCAGGGGCAGCAGGAGAAACTCCTATGCCATTTACATTAGCAGATGCAGTAACAGAAGTACAAACAGAAGCATTTTTAGCAGATCCACTTGGAGCATTATTTAATGTGGACCCACTAGAACTCCTATCCAATTTCTCTGAGTTGGGTATGGATATGACAGACGATCAGAGAGAAAAAGCCCAAGAAGTCATTATTCCAGTAATCATTGTTTCACAGGTTGCAAATGTAATGATTGGGATGAGGAGGTAATGTGAAAATAATCAAGAAGGTTGTAAAGGGATTCTTTACATGGCTAAAGGATGCGGGAGTGGAAGTAATTGCACAAGCCTTTACTCTCCTAGGCTTCTTCATCGCATGGCTAACTTTGACGGGATCAGCCAGAGACATTGTTGGTATAGCAGTACTTGGAACAACAATAATCTGGTTAATTACAATTCCGCTTAGAAAGGAAGAATAATGAAAGATAAGGTAATTTATGTATTGGCTATCCTAGTAGGAATAGCAATCATTACTGCCATTGTTGGTGATTACGTAACAGCAGCAATGGAAACTCAAGTGACTGGTGAGCCTGTAGAGGTATCTGCAGAGGTAATGACATTAGTACAAACTGCTCTTGGAGGCCTCATTGGAATCATTGGTGGTTACTTTGGGGCAAAGGCAAATAATAAGGATAAGGAGGACTAAAAATGGCAACTAAAAAGGTAGTAGTAGAGGCTCCAAAAAAGGAGCACCCACAAAAGGCTCTAACAAATATCCTAATGCGAATCGTAGCAGTATTTGCTGCTTCTGGCTTATCAGTACTTGGTGCTGGTGCAGTCGTTGGAATTGACACAGTTCAGGCAGTATTGTTAGCAGGACTATTAGGCGTAGCAACTGTCATCGAAAGACTGGCAAGGGCTTTTTTGGACGATGGAAAACTCACATTGGCAGAGATCAATGATGCGTTTAAGACGGTAGACAAGAAGGCTAATTAGTCATTATTGGCGGTAGTTGACAGCCCTCTCTGGGCAATGGTATACTTAGGTATATCTATCTAGAGAGGGCTTTTTCCATGACTTGTATTTCTGTAGTAAAACATGAAGATAAAATCTACATGGCTGGTGATCGTGGTGCCTCAGATGATGGTACTATTTTAGCATTAGATGCTCCAAAGGTTTGGAAGATTGGTCCGTACCTTATTGGATATGCAGGGGCAATGGACGGAGAAAGAATCCGATACAATTTTAAGCCAACTGCTCCAAACATTAAAGACACAGATAAGTTTATGCAGACTAAGTTTGTTAAAGAACTTCGTGATTTCTATAACGAGTTCTGGGTTGACACATCTAAAGATGGAGACCTTGGTTTGATTATTGCAGTCCGTGGTGAAATTTACGAACACAGTTCTGCAGATATGTCTTTATCTAAATACACACTTCCCTATCTTGCTATGGGTTCAGGGGCAGAGTATGCATATGGAGTTTTGTATGCAACAGATAAGCAAAAAAATGCAAGAAACAGAGTCTTGCAGGCAGTAAATGCTGCAATTAAATTTAGCCCATCCTGTATGGGTCCAGTTGACATCGTTAGCCTTTAAGGATATAATTATAATATGAGCGAAGACTTATCAGTAGAAGAACAAGAGTTCGGTATTTGGATTACAAATGGAATTGAGCGGGGATGGATCACAGAACCGTATTGCAATACTCATGACGGTGGATACCAATACATGAGCGCAGAAGAGATTGAAGAGTGGGACCAAGGTGGAGACCCATGTTGTCATATCGTCAGATTGATGATATCGTAAAAATGAAAAGGAATACAATGAAGAAGACACTACTAGCACTACTATCAGCAACACTTTTGTTTTCAGTAATTACCCCAGCACAAGCAGAAGATCAAAAGGTTCTTGCCATTATTGATTCTGCTATTAATTCTAATAACTTCCCATCAATTATTTATGAGGCTTGCTTTACAACTGTAAAGTCAAATGTTGTTTCCCAAAATATGTCTTGCCCTAACGGTGAATTGTTCATGGAAGGGAAGGGCTCTGCATCTGCGCCATGGCCTTCTGCAGTCAACAATGCGACATACCATGGAGACTCAATGGTAAAGGCTGCACTTACAGTAAACCCAGAACTGAAGATTGTTTTTGTTAGATTTAATGATGTAACAAGCATTGGAAATTCAAGGGGAGATGCTAAGGCTCTTGCCCAAGCAATTGACTGGGTTTCAAAGAATGCTTCAAAGTATAGCATTGATGCTCTTTCAATTAGCCAGTCTTCAGTAAGTGCAGGAAATCTTGCTCTATGCTCAACAGATACAGTTACTATTAACGCAGTTTCATCTTTAACTTCAAGTAACATCCCCGTTTTTGTTGCAACAGGTAATGATAAGCGACGAGATGTAGTTGGATTCCCATCTTGTGTAAGTGGAGTTACTGGTGTTGGAGCACTGGGTAGTGCAACCCAACTAGAGGCAGCAACAAATACAGGTCCTGGACTTGATATGGTTGCCCCTGGCAAGGTTAGAATCACTAAGTACAATGGATCACCAGTAGATACTGCTGGAAGTTCTGTGGCAACCGTGGTATCAGCAGCATCATATGTAAACCGCAATACATTTAAGACCTTTGTAGAGTATCTAAATGCTCTTCCAAAGATTTTGATTGGTACTGCAACATATATTCGTAATTAAAAAATGTCCTAGGCATGACTTAAAACTGCTCATTGCCCTATAACTCAGATGGTAGAGTGCCGAACTGTTAATTCGGATGTCCCAGGATCGAGACCTGGTGGGGCAGCAAATGGTGTATAATTGTTATATCGATGTACAGCAGACAAACAATAAAGGAGATAGACAGTGTTAAGTTCAAATGGCCTAATGCCAAAGCCTAGCAAAGAGCATAAATTTTTTGAAAAGTATCTAGACAATGATCTACAAGAGTTGTCAAAATTCTTAGAAAAACAGTATGAGTTAATTGAAAATGCAAAACTTGCTGGGGTCACATCAATGGAGAATGACCCAGGATACTGGATTGACTCCAAAAGTCTATCAACTGTAAAGTGGAGAGAGTACAATGTATTTCAGTTCTACCATTCATCAATTCATAAGTTGTATAAGGAAATTGTAAACACTGTCAAAGAGGCATGCGAATATTACGATGTAGACTTTGACAAGCAACAGTACTACATCCAGGGATGGTTTAATATTAACAGTGTTGCAAAGGGTGGCAAATTAAACTGGCATGATCATGGCGGCCCATTTGCACCTCATTTTCACGGGTACTACTGTGTTAACGCTGAACCATCAACAACGCACTACCAGATTAATGATGGATCAGGAAGAATTGTTGACAATGTAAATAAGAACAACAGGCTAATTCTTTCTGAAATGGGTCACCCACACGCTATGGGAGACTGGGAATGGGAAGGCTCCAGAATTACTATTGCTTATGATATTGAGCCACTAAGTTCTTTGCTTCGTGCTGGAAACTCTATCTCTGAGCAGCATTGGTTCCCTCTGGTGTAACATGAAAAAACTAATCAAAAAAATTAAGATGTATTTTCTTATTAAAAAAATAAGGAAAAACGACAATACAGATAGATACATATATTAAGGATAAAGTGTGATAATTCTTGGTATCAATGAAACATCTCACGATGCATCTGTATCGCTAATCAAAGATGGAGAAATACTTTTTGCAGGTCATGCAGAAAGATATAGCAAGCAGAAAAACGACTGGTATGTCAATGATAGTTTAATCAATGATGCTTTGCAGTATGGCTATCCAGATCATATAGCCTACTATGAAAAACCTCTTCTAAAGGCCTCTAGACTGCTTTTAAAGGGTGGTGCAGGAGACTGGAAACCAAGATATATAATTGATAATATGTTTGGAAAAAGAGTTCCAACTACTTATTTTAGTCATCATCATTCACACGCTGCTGCGGGATACTACACAAGCCCATTTAACGATGCTGTAGTTGTAGTCCTAGATGCAATGGGAGAATACAATACATCCACAGTCTGGTCAGGCGAAGGCAACAAACTTAAACTTAAATTTAAGCAAAACTACCCAGTTAGTTTCGGCCTATTCTATTCTGCATTTACAGACCTGATTGGCCTTATGCCAAACCAAGAAGAATACATTATGATGGGTATGGCTGCTTATGGAGACTGGAAGAGATATTACAAAGAAGTAGACGAGTATTTCCCAAACTATCATACTCAAAAATATAACTTCCATAAAGGAATTCACGACTGGGATATGGCAATAACAGAACAAGATAAGTTTGACATTGCAGCAGCAGTTCAAGTTGTTTATACCACAAGGCTTATGGAGTTTATGCGAATGGCTAAACTTGTAACTGGAAAAAAGAATTTGGTATTCATGGGTGGATGTGCACTAAACTCATCTGCCAACACATCTTTATGGAACCTGTTTGATATGATCTGGATTATGCCAAACCCAGGGGATGCTGGAAGTTCTTTGGGTGCAGCAGCAGCGCTATATGGAAAGCACCTTGAGTGGAAGACTCCTTATCTTGGCTATGATCTTGGTGGAGACTATCCTATTCAACAAATTGTTGACGGAATATTGAAGGATGGAATAGTAGCAGTAGCATCAGGTCGAGCAGAGTATGGTCCAAGAGCACTTGGCAACAGATCAATTCTTGCAGACCCACGAGATCCACTAATAAAAGATAAGGTTAATAGGATTAAACAAAGAGAACTATTCAGACCGTTTGCTCCTGTAGTTTTGGCTGATCATGCACATAAATGGTTTGATATGGATTTTGATAGTCCGTATATGCAATACACTGTGAAGTGTTTGAAGCCCGACAAGATCCCATCTGTAGTGCATGAAGATGGAACATCTAGAGTGCAGACGGTTACAAGAGAGCAGCATCCAGGGCTATATAGAGCAATCAACAAGTTTTATCTTCAGACTGGTGTCCCAGTTCTTTTGAATACTAGCCTTAACATAAAAGGCCAGCCACTTTTGAATGATGAGGATGACATTCTTAAGTGGGAAAAAGAATATAATTTTACAATATGTAGGTAGACTGGTATAATAGATATGTCCTTAAAGGAGGAATAAACATGGCAGTAAAAGGTAGTTTAGAGGCAATCATTGAGATTGCAAAAAAGGAAGTGGGCACAATTGAAGGCCCAAAAGATAATGAAACAAAATACGGTGCATGGATTAAGGTAAACTTCCAGCCATGGTGCCAGTCATTCGTTTCATGGTGTGCTTTTACAGCGGGAGTAAAGTCATTCCCAAAGTCAGCATCAACAGTTGCAGCAGCAGACTGGTTCAAGAAGGCTGAGCGTTGGTCAGATGCTCGCAATGATGATCCACAGCCAGGAGACTGGATTTATTTTGATTTCCCAGAAGATGGTGTAAATCGTATTTCACATGTTGGTCTTTGTATTAAGAACAACGGTGATGGAACTATCCAAGTTATTGAAGGAAACACTTCAGGAACTGCAAAGGGAGATCAGCGCAATGGCGGAATGTGCGTAGAGAAAACTCGTGGATATGTAAAGAACAACAAAAAGAAGTTAATGAACGCAGTAGTTGGTTGGGGTCGTCCAGTTTATGCTGGAGAAGAAAATGCTCCATTGCTAAATAAACTAGCAGCACCTGCAGAAGCAGTTGCTAAGCCAGTAGCGAAGAAGCCAGCAGTTAAGAAGGCAAAGTAAATGGAATCAACGAAGAGAACATTGCTTAAAACAGCGAGTTGGGAAACTTTCCATCTAGTTGGTGTTGCTGGAGTGATTTATCTTTTTACTGGTGAATGGGAGTACGCAAGTCTTGGTGCCCTTCTATACATTGGCTGGGAAGCGCTTGGATACTTTCTTCACGAAAGAGTTTGGGCAAAGTTTGGTCATAAGGTGAAGTAATGCGTATCAAGATAATTAAATTTGTCGTAAAAGCATTAGGCTATGAGTGGGGCGGAGATTCGCTAAACCTTCCATACTGGACAGTCAAAGAGAAGAAAAAGAAGTAATGCCTATATACGAATACAAGTGTGAGTGCAACAACAACATTGTTCCATTCAACACCAGTATGTCAAACTATAAAGAGACCTATCCTTGTGGTGAGTGTGGTGCTGATATGAAAAGACACTACACTCCCATAGGGGCTCAGTTTACTGGGTCTGGATTCTATAGTACAGATAATAGAAAAAAATAAATGAAGGTTCTTTTTATTCCTGGATCTAAAAAAATCAAAGAACTGGTTCCATCTCCAGCAAGGTCTGTTGTACCAGAATGGTACAAAGATATTTTGCCAAAGACAGATCCTTCAGGGGTAAAAAAATGTGTTCCATTTTTAGATGCTTTAACTTCAGGCTATATTCAAAGAACATGGACAGATATTCTAGTCACATGCGACAATGGAGAAGTAAAAGTTGAAACACTTCCACACGAAGTTGAAATGGTAAAGCAAAGAGAAAATACTGCCATGCCTTCATCAGAAGAACTTTATCAAAAAGAATTTATCTGGCAACGACCATGGTCAATACAACTTCCAGATGGGTATAGTAGCCTCATTACCCACCCATTAAACAGGGCGGATCTTCCTTTCTATACTATGTCTGGAATTGTAGATTCAGATACTTATCATCATACTATAATTGGAAACATTCCTTTCTACATTAAAAGTAGTTTTACTGGTGTTATTAAGGCAGGAACCCCAATGTTTCAGGTGATTCCTATAAAAAGAGAAGACTGGTCTGCAGATGAGTCCGAGTACGATACTGCATTCTGGCAAAGAATGTATAAAGAAAGACATTCAGACAAAAAGATTAGTTATAAGAAAAATTTTTGGCGAAGAAAGCATTACTAAGGGAAAGGTAAATATGATAACAAAAATACCAGAAGAGCAAAAATGTCAAGCATTTGATCCAAAAATGAATTTCCCTCCATCAGTATTGGAGATGCATGGCGCAAAGGAGAATGCCAATGTGTCATGTGTTACCCCAGCATTTGTTTATATTGAGGGTAGCCATGGTAACAAATTCCTATGTGATTATCACTATCACTACGAATTATACATGTCTAAACAGGGCTACTCTCACCCAGAAAATCCTTGGCAAAGTATTGTTAACTATATAGTTGATGAAAGAGAAAGAGTAAAAGATACATTTCCAAAAAATGTAACAACCACAGAAACATGGGGTCATAAGTGTTCTCTAATTAATTCTTACGACAGAAGGTACGGTTGCACGGCAGACGCACTTGTCAAGGTTATACCGATCAAAATGGTTGATGGTAAAATCAACTTTACTACAGTAAAAGATATAAACAATATATCAGATGGTGTTTTTTATTGTAATTTTCATTTTAGAAGAGAGTCCAATAGATATTATAATAATGGAGTAGTGTATGAGGATTTTCATAAGGTGATAGATGAAAGATACAGAATGACAATTACTCTTGCGGAAGAGGCAGAGAAACTTACCTATGTCTGATCCTGTGTTGACATGATTGACATACTAGGGTATAATTAAGTATATTGTAAACAATCTAAGAAGTGGGGTATACTATGAAGACAATGACTGAGACGCCTGTAGAAGTAAAAGAGTGGGTACTAAAAGCCACAGATCGATGTGACTCATGTGCTGCAGAAGCATTGGTGCAGGTAACTGGGCTTAATGGAGACCTTCTTTTTTGTGGGCATCACTACAACAAGATCATGAACAACCCAGATGGCTATAAGAAGATGATGTCGTTTATGATTACAGTCATTGATGAAAGAGATAAGTTGATTGAAAACAAAGCAAAGGAAGCGCCACACGCATGATTATTCAAATTATTGGTCTGCCAGGATCTGGCAAGACAGAACTAGCAAAAGCACTAAAAGAACGTATTAACGCTATCCATCTGAATGCAGATGAGGTTCGTGCAACAGTAAACTCTGACTTAGGCTTTACACCTGAAGACAGACTTGAGCAGGCCCGTCGCATGGGAGAGATGGCAAGACTAATTGCAAAGCAAGGCGTTGCACCAGTTATTGTTGACTTTGTGTGTCCAACAGACCTTACTCGTGCAGCATTTGGCAAGCCAGATATTCTTATTTATATGGACACAATTAAAGAAGGGCGCTTTGAAGATACAAACAAAATGTTCGAAGCGCCTACTGAGTATGATTGGTCATTTTTAAACCATACTCTAGATCCAAATGAAAAATCTTCTGTCGTTATTGAGGAATTTGGTTTGCATGATTGGTCTGCACCTACGACCCTGATGCTTGGTCGTTATCAGCCATGGCATGAAGGACACCATGCTCTTTATGTAGAGGCTGGTAAGCGCACTAACCAAGTACTTCTTGGAGTTCGCAACACATATAAGACAAGTGAGAAAGATCCGCTTACTTTTGATGAAGTAAAAGGCTACATTGCTAAGGATGAATTTATGGATGGATCGTTAGTACTAAGACTGCCGAACATTACAAATATTGTTTATGGTCGTGATGTAGGATATAAGATCGAACAAGTAGATTTAGGAGCAACCATTCATGCTATTTCGGCTACTGAAAAGCGTAAAGAACTGGGCATTTAGTATCTTTTTTGACAACAAGATCGCAGACAACGAGATGCGAGTAATGTATGGATGGGAGCCAGATGAAAGTGAAAAAGAGTAGGTCTTTTGCTAAGTCGCTAACTTGGAGAGTTGTTGCACTAATAACAACATTTGTAACCCTTTATGCGCTCAGCAAAGATATTAATATGGCTACGATGGCAACAGTAATAACAAATGCTGTTAACTTTGTATGTTACTATTATCATGAAAGAATTTGGAATGCGGTTAATTGGGGCAAAGAGTGACGGTAACTAAAGCACGATCATTTACTAAAGCACTGAGTTATCGCATATGGGGCACCCTATCTTCATTTGTTGTTGCATATGTACTTACTGGTGATGCAACACTTTCAGGGGCTATTGCCTTTTGGGAAACGGTAGTTAAAGTATTTATCTACTACGCACATGAGCGTGGTTGGAACAAAATCCAATGGGGGAGAAAATAATGTATGAATACTATGTAAGAAAAGTAGAGAATGTTGTAGATGGAGATACCATAGACGTTCTTATTGATTTAGGGTTTGATATCCTTTTTGCGTCTCGTGTAAGACTGGCTGGTATTGATACCCCTGAGTCTCGTACAAAGGACCTTGCTGAGAAGGCACTTGGTCTTGAGGCTAAGGAGTACCTAAAGAAGCATCTTAAGGATGCTAAGTCTGTTGTTATTAAGACTGAGAAGATGGACTCATCAGAAAAGTATGGTCGTATTTTGGGCTGGGTGTACGTAGATGGCAACACCGTATCTCTAAACGATATGATGATCAATGATGGCTATGCTTGGGGATACCTAGGAGATACTAAGGTTAAGGACTTTGATGCTCTTGCAAAGGTTAGAAAGAAGTCTGGAAAGTGACCAATGTACTTTACTTCACAGCAGACTGGTGTAATCCATGTCAGCGCACAAAACCTGTTGCAGAAGAACTTCATGCAGAAGGAATTATAAATTTTGAATTTGTAGATGCTGATGCTAATATTGAACTAATAAAAAAGTTTGATATTAAGGCTGTGCCAACATTTATCCTAGTGGAAAATGACAAAGAGATCCGTCGAATGAATGGTACAAAAACTCGTCAAGATTTCTTAGATTTTATTTCTGAGGATAGACATGGATGAGTTTGATATCGTTGATAATTTAGTTATTAATGGTGGGCTAGAGTTTGCAGGCAAAGATCCTGAAACTGGAGAGGCTCTGTATAGGCCTACAGATAAACTTAAGGATATTGACCAAAAACTTAGCGAAGAACTATCTACATACTTTTCAGATGTAACTTTAAAACTATGGGAAAAAGGTTTTATCGACATGGATGTTACTCAAGAAGATCCAATCGTAAAACTTGGTCCAAAGTCTTTTAATGCTTATTCTATAAAGTCTTTACCAACAGATGAGAGAGTCGTAATGGAACAAATTGTTCGTGCTCTTTTAGATAAAAACTGATATACTAATATATAGGAGTATTTATGAATAACATTTATGGCGCTATTGGGACAACAGTTGCTATCCTATTAGTTATTTATATTTTTGTGCTCAGAAATAGTATAAAGAATAATAGGCTGCCGATTATAAGTCAGTCAATGCTGCATTATAGATACAGCGATGCTAACAAAAGATATAAAAGAATGAAGTCAAGAACACAGTCTAAGGCCCGTTACGATAAGAATAATATAAAAGTTATTATTTTTGATAACGATGCATACTGGATCAAAGACAATATATTTTATAAAGCGCCATTGGTCAATGAAATTATTGACAAGGAAGCAGCAGAAGAAGTTGACACGATACACATGGATAAGGTACAATTAGATAAGATGTTATTTATAATGGATAAACTAAGAGAAGGGATTGAGGATGATAGTAGGAGTTCAAGGGACGAGTAGTTTTGATAACTACCAGGTTTTCCTTAGATCTATGGCCGTTGCCCTTTCTGAGTTATTAGAAGGCGACAAGGACTTTCACATATACTCTGCTGGACCAAACAATATCAACATGATGTCAATGGAGTTTGCAAATTTATCTGAGAAAGGTATGAAGTCAAGAGGTAAGAATATCAAGTTCTTTAAGGTTTCTCCTCAGTGGCTAGAAGAAAACATATCTGAAATAAATCACTTTGCTTTTTTGTCTAACCCAAAAGAGCCAGTGTCTAAGATTGTTCATATATCAAAACTAAATAATATAAATACAAACGTATATAACTTCTAACAGAAGATACATAAGCCTGTGCTTTGCACATAAACAGAACGGAACTATTATGAAATTAATTAATTCTTTAGAGACTATGGAATCTATAGTGAACAAGAATAAGCAACTATCTTGGGATGGATGGACTGTTGTTGAGACATTCCCATCAGAGAAGGCATACTTCTCAAAGTTTGGTATATATAAAAATAATAAGTGGCAGATGAAAAAAGAGTTTGCTCCTTCTAACCAAGGTTGGGAAATTCCTGATAAGTATGTGATCTAAATGAATAAATTTAAATGGAAAGATGATGCTGTCTGCTTAGACTACGATACAAATCTGTTTTTTGAAAAGTATGAAGATGACGAACTTTTAAGGCCAGCAATTGATGAACTATGCTTTTCTTGTCCAGTGAGGAAAGAATGCTTCTCTGTCGGTATATCTGGCAAAGAATGGGGGGTTTGGGGTGGGGTATACCTAGAAAACGGAGAACTGTCTAAAGAGTTTTCAAGCCATAAGAGCAAGGCTGATTGGGCAAAGACATGGCAGCACCTAACAATGGAGCAATAAGATGTGGTCATGGGTTTTAGCAGTAATAGGAGTAGCAGGAATATTTCTAGTTGGTCGTAAGACTATCTGGGGATGGCTAGTACTACTTCTTAATGAGTGTATTTGGATTGCATACGCAATTGCCACAGACCAATATGGGTTTATTGCTATGGCTACTGCATACTCTGCGGTATATATAAGATCATTTATTCACTGGAAGAGAGAAGAGTAATGTATACAGATCAAATGAGGCGAGCCTTTAGTTCAGTAAAACATTTTTGTCCACCTGGGTTTGTTCTTGAGGTAATCGACAACGATAACTTTATTACGTTAAGGGCCAGCGAGCCACACTTCATGGTTCTAACTGGAGAAGATAAGATCCGTGCAGTTGAATACATGATTCGTTCAAAGAAGGCATTGGAAGACAACGGGGCTATTGTGCTTCTTGTTCGAGAGGGTGGTAAAGAAGAGTGATTCAGTCAATCCTATTAGTTATCCTATCAGTATCATCAACTACCTTTGGTTTTCTGTTTTATATTCAAAGGAAAAAGACTATGCAGGTCCTTGCTCAAACTCTTGAGTTCATTATGATCCAAGAGTCTCAAAAGCAGGAAATGAAAACGGACAAAGACAAGGCCAACGAGGACTTCTTAAAATTTATTTCAGATTCTCGTGACTGGGCCTACACCTATATAGACGAGGTTCAGGCATCATTAAATAAGTTTATTACTGATATTGAGCCAGAGATAAACTACTTTAAAGAGTACGGAGACCTTGCCTCTATGTCCCCCAACTACTACTCGATGAAAAAGATTGCTGCTGCGTATGACGAACTCAAAAACCTACTACCTGAAGATTATGGTACAATAGATACATGATTACGAATCCATCCAAAAAAGACGAAATTTATTTAAAGAATGTTGAAAAAATAGGAAAGTCTGTAGACAGCCTAAAGTACATTGAGAACTTCCTGCCAGAAGAAGACCACAAAACTCTTCTTGAGTATGTGAGATCCCAAAAAGACTGGGCTCTTCAACCATGGGACTCTAAGACCATTGGTCTAGATAAGATGCCAGGAAACATTGTGTCTATATTAGAGGGAATGTCTGTGCGTGTTCACAAAGAAATGACAGATCTTTATGATGTAGAGATTAATCCTTTTGATAGAAACAATCTTGTGTTGATTAAGTTTGAGAAAGGGCTTGCGCTACATCCTCATGTAGATACTGATTCAGCCGAATCAAACCATCTTGCTTCCATATACTATATCAATGATGACTACATTGGTGGCGAAATATGTTTCCCAGACCTTAAGGTTTATATTAAGCCAACGCCAAATAGTTTGATATTCTTCCCTGGTAACGAAAACTATTTGCACGAGGTTCGTACAATATTAACTGGTGACAGGTTTAGTTCTTCTATGTGGTTCCAGTTTACTGGATCTTCCTTCACTAAAAAATCAGAATGGTATAATTAAAACATGACAGAATTTACATCAGAAAACTCTGTAGACAATATACAGATAACCGAAAATGTTTTATCCAAAGAAGAGCACGAAAAACTTCTTGAGTACGCTACCAATGTTACTGGATGGCATAAGCAGCCGTGGGGAGTTGAATACTTCAATTCTGAAAAGGGAATGTCTTCTGACATTGTTGATATGCTAGACAAGGTTTTTAGAATTGCTTTTAAAAAATGTGAGGACAACTATAATGCAAAACTTCGTGTATTTAAAAAGCAGGAAGTTCACTTAGTTAGATTTCAAAAAGATTTTTATATGAACAAGCATATTGATACTGCAGGAGATTTTGCAGTAATCTACTACATAAATGACGATTATGAAGGTGGAGAGATCAACTTCCCTTGGCATGAATTGAAGGTTAAGCCAAAGGCTAACAGTTTTATTACATTCCCTAGCAATCAGCATTACTTGCATGAAGTTCTGTCAAATAGTGCAAACAGATACTCCTCAACCCTCTGGTTTAATTTTGAGGGCACTCAATATCGTGGAGATATAAATGAAAAAGAGGGAACTGCTAGGACTGTTCAATACTAATATCTTTGGATGATATAAAAATGATATTTAAATCAACAAAGAGTCTTAACTTTTCTATATGTGAAGAGGAGTTTTGTCAAGAAGATAGTACACGAATTTGGGCAACCAAAGAGAGCAGAATCCTAGATCTATGCGATCTACATTATAATGAGGCAATGGGAGAATCATGAAAGACATTATCTTATCAACATTAACAGGTTTTGGATGTGGCGTAGTTTTCGCAGCATTCAAATTGCCAGTACCAGCACCACCAGTTTTTGCGGGAGTCGCAGGAATTATTGGTCTATGGATTGGCTTCACAGTACTAACAAATGTAATATCCTAGGAGGAAATTATGAATGAACAAATTAAAGCAGCACTAGCGTCATATGGAAGATCAGTAATCGCAGCAGCAACAGCAATGTATGCATCTGGCGTAACAGATCCCCAAACACTGGCATACTCACTACTTGGAGCAGTGGTTCCTGTTGTATTGAGAGCAGCCAACCCTAACGACAAGGCGTTTGGAAAGATGCCTTCGGTAGAAGAGGTTGATACAGCACTTAAGACTGCAAAGGTAGTCAAGAAGGCTGCAAAGAAGGCTCCTGCTAAGAAATCAGCAGCAAAGAAGTAAGTAATTAGATTAGCAGGCTAGGGTAGTTGACTAGCCTGTTTTTCTATGCTATAATATAATTGCCTGCCCACTGGGGGGTAAATTAAACTATTCGCTTGAAAGGGGAATAAAATGAGTTATGTAAGTGTAACAACAACAAACGGCCTAGGGCCAACATGGTTAAACGATCCATTCTTTATTGGATTTGATAAAATGTTTGACCGATTAACAAACACAACAACAAATCAATCTGGCTTTCCGCCATACAATGTTCGCAAAGTAGATGAAGATACATTTGCTGTAGAACTTGCAGTAGCAGGATACAACAAGGAATCAATTACAATCACAGAACATGACGGATCGCTTATCATTAAGGGTGAGCGTCCAGAAGATGTTGAAGAGTATTTGCATAAGGGAATTGCTGGTAGAAAGTTTACCCGTAGTTTTGCTCTTGGTGAGTACATGTTTGTTGATAGTGCGGATCTCAATGACGGAATGCTTTATGTAGTAGTAAAGCGGGAAGTCCCAGAAGAGAAGAAGCCTAAAATGATTCAAATTAAGTAGTATAATATATGACATTCCGCTATAAGACTTAATAGGTTTTACAACGGATGCTCCTATGAGTGGAGAGTCGGCAGGGTGATTACCGTGGCTGATAGACCTGAGCAGTCGTCTATAAACTGCTCATTTATCATGATCTTTTAATATATATTTCGTGAAATCCAAGATCATGTAAAACTATCCCGTCAACAAACCAATTTTTATTTAAATATAAAAACTCATTTACGGCTTGATATACTCCTGGGTGTCTGTCATAATGAACTGCATCATAGACCAAATAAGATGTCATCCCTATGACTCCATTACTGGTAATTAGTTCAGAAGCATGTTTTAAAAGATTTCTTACTAAAATTCTATCAGTATCACCATCAAAAAATATAAAATCATATCTTTTTCTTAATTTAAAAAATTCTTCTCTCATATCACCTTTAATAGTGTTTACATTAGGATGATAAGAAAATTTATTTTTTATATATTCTTCATGAGATTCTTCAGTGATCCCTGGATCTGCTCCACCTGGTACCCTAGTTCCATCAGCATTATTATAAAAGTCTAAAAGGTCTGCACTCTTAGCATTGGTTGTATCTATAAACATCTTAGCAGAGTTTCCCCATCCAACACCTACTTCCAAATATGCTATATTTTTGTCTAATGTTTTTGCATATTCATATTTTGATGTAAATAGTTTTGCACCATTTAGTTGATCTTGAGATATATGGATTGCCATTTCAACCTCATGATCTTCATACATTTTATCTTCATCGTATCTAAGTGGTTCTCTTATTGCTTTACCTTCAAGCCAATGTCTAGACCCTTTGCGTTCCATACCTACAAGTATACCATGTCTGGCATTTCTATGCTACAATATAATAGTCGGGGGAGACAGCGACATTAAATACCTGGCATGCCTCACGCAGGACCTTGGGATGGATTAGTTACCTATTCTATATACGACCTGGGCCATAGTGCTTGAATCGCCTGCGTGGGGCTCTTAATATT